ATGACCGCAGTTTGTTTGGGTTCGCCGCTATAATCGATTGTAGGTTTATACCAATCGTGTCTTCGAAAAATTTGACCTGCTGCGGTGAAAGTCTCTTGCTGTATTTTGGCTCTATCACGTTATCCAAGACGTCAATAATGCCTAATGGGTCCGACCTACTACCGAAAATAGGGTATCCGGTACGCCGCGACCTATCTATTATGTCACGGACATTTTGTTGTGACATGGCATCTCTAACGCTAGAGAAAGCGTTGCTCAGTTCCTCTGCCGAAACCCCCGCATTTGCTAGGTCTATGCCAACGCTTATAGGTCTGACGGTTACGACATCAGAAGTCGTTAGACGTCCGGTCACCGTTCTGCGCCCAATAGGTTGCCTAATCTCGCTGTCTCTAGGGTTTTGGGCAGACGTTACTAAAGGAAACGTATAGGGGTTCAAAGAAGCTTGATCGTCGTCCTCGTCAATAAGATCGTCGATTTCTTCTTCGTTTTCGTTAGGTTCGTCGCCAAGGTGTTCGTCGTCAGGTCCGGCACCAAGTTCATGCAGGCTAACGCCGGTAACACGAGCAAAGGCCCTCCGCCACCGTTCAATGGAGGCTGACAGGTCGCTATCGCTGATGACGTTACTGATGCCGTGTATGTTGCGACGGTTAGGCGGTCTTGCCATTGAAGCGTACTCCTTGGCAACGCATGGCGTTGAGCATTTTCACCTCATGAAGAACCGCTGCTTCATATGTTGGAAAATACATTGTGCACTCTACGGGGTGTAGGGCGTAGGAAACGATCCCGTAGCCGATAGACATACCCCATGTGTGTTCCCTACCCGCGAAGGGTCCAAGCAACCAGTTGATGAAGTAACCCTCTTCGCGCCTGCCGATGTCCGTAACGCGCTTCATCTCACCGCCGGTCCCGAATACGGCGTCCATATCCGCTGATCTGGTATGTTCGACGCTGCCGTCAGGGAAAAAGCTCACAACGTGTTTTTGGCTAGGCATGTGATGGTGCTCCTGTGCTATAATCGATTGTAGCACGATTAACAGGGGTTATGAAGTTGTAGGTGGGGACCAGTGGAGCCAAGCACAGGGTCGGCAGATGCGCTAGTCTTCAACACTGGTCCCTGTATGCGCGTCCCCCGTCAGTTGCCCCAGAGTAGAGCGCGCATACCTCGTGTGCCGGGGCCTTAGTAGGCAAGGGGCGGTGAATGTGGCGCATTCGGTAGCACGTCATAAGGAACAGGGACCAACCCTTAAACCTAAAACGAATACCCCTCGCCAACAAAGGCCCCGGCAATTGGTTAGTCGCCGCTGACGGTATCGTTGCCGCCCTCGTTGTCTTCGTCGGCGGCGGCATCCAGATCGGGGAACTCTCCGGTCGAACGCCAGTGTTCGAGGCTTTCGATGATCTTCGCCTTGCTGCCGTATTCGGCAGTAATATCCAGCCCGGTCTCATACCGGACACAGGCAACAAGATCGTTCTTGTTCATGCCGCGAAGCTCGTTGAGCGACATGACGTCCGAGACAGGTTCGGGTTCGCGGAACACGGTTCCGACAGGGATGCCAAGAACGTTTTCGGCCACGACCTCGTAACCGCCGTCTTCGGTTTCGACAATCGACGGAGGCACGGTGACTTCGTTGTCGGTGGCTTGTGCCACGCTTCCGGCATACTGCGCCGCAGCACGGCCAACGCCGGTCATGCAGGAGAAGATAGAGAATAGAGCGATGTCCGTTGCACTGTCAGTCGCGGTCGCCCCGCCTTCACGGAAGAATTGGCGCAAAACAGCACGTGCGGCTGTGATCTGCACTGCGTTGGGTTTCGGGTAGGTCATATTGTTAGCCTTTCTCTTGGGTTGTCGCACTCAGGTACATGCAGGCCATATACTGAGGCGGATTTGCCCTCGTGTCTAGTGCCATGTAGGGAGAGCCTTCTACAAGCACCACGTCGGGTCTCTCCCTTGTGTTTGGGATAACGGCGCTGCCGATTACTGTACTTTCGTCTTCGGCAAGCAGGCTGATAATGATTGTGGGGGATGACGAGATGACCTCGTAGCGGTTCTTGTCCGTTACGTTGTTGACCACGCCCCCGCCAACAACGCCTGTCAGCCTGTCAACCATTACCGCACCCGTTCGCCCATGTTCGGGTTCGTACCGCATTCGCCGGTCATGACCCGTTCCTGTTCGACCTTGCCGAACATGTTCTCGAACGGTGCGGTGGCATCCATGCAGGTGCCGCCCTCGTAGCCTTGCGCTTCGATCTTCGCAACGCCGTTTGCGTTCACGTGCATAAGCACTTTCTTGTTAGCCATTTGCTTTTCCTTTGATTTGATCTGGGAAGAAATCGCCTTGCTCCAAAGTACCGTTGTTGAACCACTCCACAGTGTATTTAGGGAAATCCCGTCCAACGGTAAAGGACACTCTTACGATGTACCCTTTGATGTCGTCAGCAACGTAAACCCATTCACCGGGTGCGTACTGAGAAACAAATGATTTGAGCATGACGCCTCTTGTGTTGATGATGGTAGGCCCGGAGGGATTTGAACCCCCAACCAAAGCGTTATGAGCGCTCTGCTCTAACCGTTGAGCTACAGGCCCGTTGCAATCGATTGTAGCGGGTTACCCGGCCTATTCGATTGCGAGGGTGATCATGCCGCCGTCGCGGTACTGACGCGAAGTGGTCATACCGTTCTGGGCTGCTTTGATTTCCGCCTCGCGCAGGGCGTATTCCTGCAAAAGACCGCCGATCACGTTGGTGGTGCCGGTGGTGGCGAACAGGCTGTCCATGGCGTAGGGATCGTAGACAACCTCGTAAGAGCCGTCATTGGAACGACGAAGGCCGATGTCATGTGCACCGGGCATCTTGATTGCAGCATCGCAGTGGGTGGACTGGCCGCGCCACGTGCGGAAGTTCTTGGCGTCGGTATCAAGAACGGCCTTACCGCCGCCCATGTCGTTGACGACATTGCGCAGAAGGGCAAGATCGTTGATCTTAACACCCGAGAGAGTGATATTGTGAGACATTGGGGCTACCTTTCGGTTGATTAGTTATTTGAGTATAGACGCCGACCTACTGCAACGCAATAAGCTTGCGACTGTTCTTAGCGGGTTTTGATCTTTCTGCTGCGCCTGATTTTCACCCTGCGCCTGCCGCCTACAGTGCTGACCTCGACCCGCTCGGTGCGACGTTCCGCTTTCTCCATTTCCGTATGGTAGTAAAACTGCTCGTCTTGGTTGGGATCAAGGTAGTCAGAGACGTGGTAATCTTCTGGGATAGATAGGTAATCCCTCCAAACGTCTGCGGCTTCGTCGCTAAGTTGTTCGTCCTTGTCGATGATCTGGTAGCGGCCTGTCATATGAACGCACGATACTGCCGAAAGCTCGTGACGTGGAAGTTCAATGGTGGTACGCCACAAAGAAGCGTGATCGTCGGCCTTGATCATGAGGTATTCAATCCTCTCACCAAAGCCCGTGGTTTCACGGCGGCGATGTTCGATGAGAATTTCCGTTCCCGGCATAACCTCGTGACGGTTCACAAACCACTGTCCAGCGATATTGGGATCAAAGTTGGACGTGGCCGGGATTGTGGAAACCAACGAAGTCTCGCGGAATTCTGCAAGCTTGCGTTGGTACGCCGCGAATAGAGGAACCACCTTCCGTCCTGCACCATCGTCATTGACCCTTACGAAGGTCGCCACCGACACGTTGCGACGAGGGGATGCATTCAAGGCACGGAAAGAGTCTTTACCAGTAGTTAGTTCGATCCACAAAGCTAGACCCTCCTGTAGCTAGAGTTGTTGTTTATTGAACCGATAATGTAGCACGGCGCACCTTGTCGTTAAAGTCGCAATTACTGGACCATGCGCCGCGCTGCAATCGATTGTAAGCTCATTTGTCACGAGCCGGTCGCGTAACCTTAACCTTGGCACGGGGACGCTTACCTTTGGCTGGCGTCCTGTCGGTAGCGGTACGCGCAGCGTTCTTCTCGGTACTCGCCGCACGAGCGTTGTCCTTTGCCCAAGATTTCATGGCGTCGAATTCATCCGCCCGCGTTTCGGACATCGGATTGAGGTATCCTCGTGCTTGTTCGATAACCTCGAAACAGAAGCCGTCGCTGTGCGACAAGGATAGTACAAGGGCATCCTCAATCATGGCTTCGATTTCCGCGCCGACGAGCTTGTCAGATATACGGACCACTCCCTTGATGTCGCCGTTATTCAGGGATACGCCACGTTTTTTCAGGTGGATTTTGATGATGGCCTCGCGTTCTTCCTCGTTCGGCACGTTCACCGACCATATTTCGTCGATACGGCCTTTGCGCAACAGTTCCGGCGGCAACCCGGCGACACGGTTAGCTGTAAGGATCAAGAACACCGGCCTGTCGATCTGGTCGCGTTCCTGCATCCACGTAAGGAACGTGCCAAACACCCGCATGGTTGTGCCGCTGTCATTGCTTCCGCCGGTTGTTCCAGAGAAACCCTTGTCGATTTCGTCAAGCATCAGAACGCACGGGGCCATGGCATCGATCATGGTCAACGCAAGGCGCATCGCTTGTTCCGATTGCCCCATGTATTGACCGAAGACCCGGCCAACGTCGAACCGCACGACAGGCAACCCAAGGATGGAACCCGCAGCTTTCGCCACAAGGGATTTACCAGTACCGGGCGGGCCTACAACCAGACCGCCGCGAGACGGTGTTACGTGCATTTCCTTGGCGGCGTCCGTGTACGTGGACTTGCGCTGGTGCATCCATTCCTTGAAAAGGTCGAGACCGCCGATTTCGTTCTCAGGAACGTTGGGTTGCAGTTCAAGCACGTTCGTCTTGCGAAGCAGTTGCGTCTTGTATTCGCGTATGGTTTCCCTGATCTGACTGAAACCGAAGTCATCGTAGTCGCCGTGAAGCACACCATGCTTGGTGATCGACAACGCACACGCCGCCTCGAACGAGGCAAGTGTCATGCCCTGCCCATTCGATACCAACGTATTGACCTCGTCGTTGCTAAGTTCTGGCCGCGTGTCGTCTTCGATGCTTTCGAGAATGTCTTCAAGGGACGCTTGAAGCTCTTCCCTCGTGGGAAACCCGTATTCGACCACATGCACCAGAGGCGATACGGCTTCCGGTATCTCCACATGGTTTGGTACGATAAGGAACAGCCGCTGTTCGTTCGACAGAGACCGTTGGGCCTGCTTTCGGATGCTAGTTTGCGTTTGCATCTCGCCAAAGGTGAAGTACGTGTCCAGCATCACGAAGAAACCGTTGTTCGGTACTGACGCGCCGTACAGCTTTTCGAAGGCCGCGCCTAGCGGAATGCTAGAACGGTCGGTTTCCTTGGGGTTGAGTGCGTCGAACGGCGGTGCGTTGGTGTCCTCGGGATCAATGTTCGTGTAGGTGCACCAACCCGTTTCCGAGCTATGCAACATGAAGTCGATCATCTGGGATTGCGCGATGGAGTAGATTTCATCCACGACGCGGTAGACCTCAGTCTCGGGGCAACGAACCGCAATCACGCCGATTGATGCATCCGTTGCAATGGTCAACTCTTGTGCCAGCCGTTCACTGGCAGATAGTGTTGTTTCGGTATCCATGGGGTTCCTCATGTAGGCAGAGAGTATTCTGCATCCGTTTTTCCGCTATAGTCGATTGTAACGCATATTATATAGAAGTGAAACTGTTATATAAACGCAAAAACGCGGGACAACCAATCAAGGCTACCCCGCGTCTTTGATCGAACTAGGTTCAACCTTTCGCATTCAAAACCTATGAGCATATTGATCTGGTGTCAAGGATATAACGAACTACCATCTACGCAGCTTAAATATCCATTTACTGTCCTAAAAAGAAAAGGATGGGTGCCGCACGACAACCCATCCAAGTTTTACTTTGATTTCGAGGGGGAGGAATAATTACCTTCGCTAATCATCTGGCAAAGGCAGCTCATGCCTGTTGTTCAGCGCGGCGAGTGCGGCTTCTGGAACAGGGAGAGAAACAGGAAACGACGCCCGCCAGAGGCCAGTAGCACCACGGCAATTCTAGTTCGCGCCCGGTGCGCCAAGCTCAAGACCGTCAGAAACGGTAACAATATGGCAAGGATCGTTTCCATAAGAGTAGCTTAGACCGAAAATGTCTAAGTACGCAATAGGGTATTTCTGGACCTTAGAAATGCAATGACCCTGCGCCAGTTTTTGCGGAAAAACGGAAGGGCGCAGGGTCATATACGTTCCGCGCATCGGAACACCGGAGGTTGGGGACGACCGGTAGATATAGTTGTATATCCGACGATCACGTTTTGCAATAGTTTTTGTAACAAAAAAGGGCGGCTACTGAGAACCGCCCTTATTTCTTGGTATTTCAGCGTTATTACGGCGTCACGTCGCCTGCGCTGAAACGGGTACGCGGGTTGTTGGTCGCGACCACGAACGGGCCAATCGCCGGGGCGTTTGCCTCGGTAAGCGCAGCGGCCATCGAAGCGATGTTGTTGTTCAGCGCGGCGAGTGCGGCTTCAACAGTCGTCTCGCTCAAGCTGTTTTCGCCTGCGGCTGCGGCGGTGCCAGTTGCGGCAGCGTCGGCAATCGTACCCCATGCGCTGTCAGAGATATACGCATGGCCACCGGAGTTGTCGGTGATGGGGGCGAGGCCCTGTGCGACACGAAGCCAGTTGATCGCAGCGGCAAGCGTGGCCTGTACGTTCCGGGCATGGACGATCTGGGCGATACCATCGGCGGCGGGAACGCCTTGATCCGCAGCGGCGGAACCGGTCAGTGCAGAGGTAATGGCCGCGATGGTGTCGTCAGCGGTAGCCGCCGCATCGATGCTGGACACGGTACGGGAACCGGAAGCAATCAACGCGATGATTTCGCTTGCCTTGACGCCGAGTTCTTCGTGTGCGTCTTCGATAAGGCCGATCTGGGTGTCGAATGCGGCCTTCGGTGCGAGAAGTGCTGCCCCGTCCTGCGCAACAGTGGTGGGGTTAACGACAGCGGCCAGTGCATTGCCGGAAGCGGCGGTGCCGCTGGAATTGTCGGTCAGGTCGGTGACGGAACCAGCGGAAACACGAGCACGAGCGTTTTCCTGCGCAAGGGCCGCAATGGCGAGGTTCTGGTCACGCGCGTTGACGTTCGCTTGCGAAACACCGAGTTCGATGATCGTATTGATTTGGTTTTGCTGAGCCATGACGGCCTCCTAAGCTAGGTTTCGCTTCCGGGTTACGCCTCATGCTTGGCCCGTCCACAAGGGTATCGTAGTACAATCGATTGTAAGGGTCAACTCGTTAGGACAATAACTCTATGCTGAAACTCTCAATCTGACCTTCGAATTCCGCATTGTTCCTGTAATCACCAATCAGAAGTGGTTGCGAAGCCGGGGGTTGGTGGAAAGAGAAACTTGCAGGGAGTGTGTAAGTCTCCTGAGATACCCCGTTCATGAACAGTTCAAGTTCATCCCCTATGCGGCGCATTTCCATGTCATACCACGTGTCAGCCGAGAACGTAGTAGAGCTAAGCGTAGCGGACGCACTAGAGCCATTTGGCGATATAGCGAAAAGAACGTCCCCATCTCTGAGGAAGAGTTGGAAAGACCTCTCGCTACCTACGGATTGGTAGTCGCCTATCAAGCCTTGGTCACCAGACGTTTTTGTAGAGCGGAAACGGCATTTGATGGAAAAATCCTTATCGGTGAGGTACGGCTTGGTTCCGTGGTCGCCACGGAAACGAAGTTCACAGTCGCCATCAAACTGCATGGCCCCGTTTTCCACGAAAACTCGTTTGTTTTCGAAGGCGACGTGACTTCCGGCAATAACGCGCAGCGGTGCACCGTCTATGAGACTGCCGCCGCTTCCGCCGTAATCCATGGCTATCGCAGTCTCTACGTTCGACGCATCCGGCACAAAAGTGGGGTAGTTCAGCGTTATCTCGTTAGAAAGTGCCGACGCATACGCGGTCGCTATACGAGAACCCATTGTACGCAAAGACGCGGGGTTCCAGTGTTGCGTGTCTTCGAAACCAGTCAGATCGGCACCGTCAACGAATGCAGAGTGCGGTAGGTTGTTATCTATGTCTGCGAGACCTGCTTGGATATTGGCGTAACCTGTCCTCCCCGTATACAAAGACGCCGACGGTATCGAGGTCACTATGACAGGTGTTGTCGCTGACCATCCGTCAAATTCGCCTGCACGTATGATGTCGAACAGCGTGGTGGGCATTGCGCCGAAGTTCTTGCTCTCGCCAGCGCTTTCGAAAAGAGCGCTACTGTTGTAAACTTCGTCTTCGCCCTGCGTCCATATAGCCCCTCCGACAACCACGTTAGGTGCGCTGTAGGTAGCGACAGCTTTTGCGTAGGCGGCGTTCCATCTGGTTTGAGCGGCCCCGTAGGTAGTACCTGCACCAGCTTCCCAATCACCCGCTATGAAACCAGTGCCGCCTTCTGCACAGCCTACAAGGATGACTTTCGCAGGTGTGTACGCGGCAAGCCAATCTTTAGCGAAAGACAGGCCGTAACCTATGGTGTCGGCGGTCTCGTCGAAGTGATCAAGGGGATCGGCTGCGGTGACGATACTGTCCGATGCTTCGACATACATGAGAATGTCCGTATCGGTGGCGTCCAACACACCGTCGATTGGCCCGCCTCGACCAACCGCGTTTGATTGACCCATGATGGCGAACATCACGTATTTTCCCTCATAGGCGCTTCCACCAGAGTCGTAAGCTTGGTTTAGCGAACCAGTACGAAGAAGTAGGTTTTGCAGAAGTGTCATATCAGTCTCTTTCGTGCTTAGGCAGCGAATTCAATAGCCAAGAACCAAGCCCTGTGCAGAGCGGACGCACCGTCCGTCCAATTCAGAGTGAACCCATTGGCGTCTAGGCTAGTGAGGTCCGCAACACCTTGGTCAGCGCCAGTATGAAACGTCATGTGTATTTCGTCGCTGTCGGCCATACTAACGGCTTCACTACCGTCAGCGTTGTTTTCGGCGTGATACCAAACTGACCCCGCCCCGGTGCTTTGAAGTGTGAAAACACCCATCGCACACCTTGCGTTGTTTTGTGCGTCCTCCGACGAGTAACCAAGACCACCGATCACGTAAGCAGGTTCAACGCTAAGGCCAACGACAGAGTTGTTATAGACGAGTATGTCCATATCGTAAGAGGCTTGCCCGCCGTAGGATATAGCCAAGAAACCAGCACCATCGGTTCCCGGCGCAGAGTCAGCCGTATGGTCGAAACCAGATGCTGTGAAATTATCCAAGTTAACAGAATAGTTCACGGAAGCGTTATCGAAATCTGCGCCGACGCTACTCTCTATACGGCTGGCACCGTCATTTGAGTCAAGGTCGCCACCAGTTGCGTTCATCCACTCCGTATAGGAGGATACGCCGGTTTTCAAACAGCAACCAAAGTTAAGTGCTGTGAATATACCGTTACCGGGAACTGGCCCGCCGTTCATGGCGGTAAAGACAACATCTGGCTGGAAACCCGTAACCACACTTTGCGTAGTGGTATCCAGTTGATCTGTCGTAACGTGCGCTTGCAAGTCGTCACCCGCGAAGAGTATGACCATTACGATACGCGCAGCGTTACAGCCCGTGGTCCACTCTATTTCTATGCCGTTGGTAACCCATTGGCTAAAGACGCCGACGCCGTCTAGGTCGGTATTGCCGCTTATCTCTACAGCGAGACCAGCATAGCTTCGTCGTTGCTCAATAGCTGCGAGGTTTTCTTTGAAAGTGGCAAAACATGCGTCCGTGGTCCCGTCCGTGAAGCCAATAGAAAGCATACTGTCGTCTTCGTGTACGCCGTCTGTGGTAGCGTTACTGACCAAGACGATAGCCGCTTTCGGGGTGAGGCCACCAAGCGCGGTAGTGGTGTACTGTACAAGCTGTCCGTTGGTCGTACCGGCTAACCCGAAAACAGTAGCAGCGGCATTGCTGCCGCCTCCACCTGAGAGTTGTGGTCCCGGCAAAACGCCAAGTGACCTATATCTCATGTTGTTGTTTAGCATTACGCCACCGCCGCTGCCAACGAACCCTGCATGATCCATTCATCGGTAGCGCGCTTGTAGAGCGAAACACCGGTCCATTGTGCTCCGATGTCTGCGCCGCCTGCGGAAACGCCGTTCAACGTAACGCCAGTGTCCCCGGTGACCGTTACAGCGCCGGAACCGATCTGCGTTATGTTGACAATCGAGCCAACGGGGATCGCCGTAGCAGCGTTGGTGGGTATGGTCACGGTCCACGCCGAGGCACCCTCAAGTTCGAGGATGGTGTTGACGTCAGACAGAAGAAGGGTTCTTGCGCCACCGCCGCTTTCGGCGTTGACGATCACGCCCGTATCTTCACCCGATCCGGTGTTGTCGGGCCAACCTGTTTGGGAGCTAGGCATATCGAAATCCTCTTGGTCGGGTTACGGTGCGGCGTAGCTGGCGACAGACAGTTTACCGGTAGCGGGACCGAGGGACCGCGCATACATGGAAACACTGTTGCTGCTCATGCCAGAGAAGCTTTGGATCGGGTCGCCGGGATGCATGATGAAATGCTCACCACTGTCGAGGTCGATGTCGCCCGCGCCCGGTGCGGTGGTATCAAACACGTAAGCGATACGAGTAACGCCAACGTTCTGCACCCGCAGACTGTCGGGGGTCGCATCTCCTACGAGTTGCCAGCTATCGTTAAGAACGTCCATTTTGGGTTGTCTCCGTTATAGTCGATTGTAAGACGGACCTATTATGTGTCGCGAAGTTCGTCCAGAAGACGTTCATTAGAGCGGTCGAGGTCTTCTCTTGTCAGCCCCGTTTCACCGCGATTTCCGAGTAAAGGTACACGCCCCCGTTGCACCTCACTGGTAACTTTCTCAGCACCGCGAGAGGCAATATAACCCCCAATGCCGATTTGGAGAAGACCCCATAGGCCCTCCGGTATTTCAAGGACTGGCACTGTGATGGCGTAACCGAACAAACCTGCGAAGAATTCGGTATATGGGGCCAGAATGTAATTGTTGACGATAATGAACACGAAGGCCAGCATCGTGATTGGTCGCCAGTTGCGCTGCATCCAGCTTTCGCCTTGCGCTTCGGCGGTGATGATAGAACCCGCAGCTTTGTAGAATTCTGACTTGCTGTCAAGCGTGGCTTTGAGCAATTCAGCCTGAATTTCTGCCCGCTTGTTCGGATCAGGAACGACGCGACCGATGATTTCAGTTACAGCGGGGAGTAGACCGGCGATGGCAGCAATGGACATGGTATCTTCCTTTAAGGTTTTGTGCGGTTTTTCGCTTTACGTTTGCGGGCATACCTTATTACGGACGATCTTTTGAATATCGTCAGTGCGCGAACTGCCCACTTGTTCTTGTCAGGGTAGAAACCCATAGCAAGAGGTGTCCAGTGTCCGCGTTCGTTGTCAGGTATGGAACGATACCTTGCGTAGAAGTGCAGATAGATTGCAAGAGCGCCGAGACCCTTGGCGAACATGTCTGCCCAAACGTTACCGATAAACAACAAGGTGCTATGCTCTATAGTCCCTTTGTATAGAAGGATCAGGTATATGACCTTCCACCAAAGAGCGTTTAGCATACCACCCGCGAAACCCAACCATATCGCCAACACCAACCAGAAAGCCCCGCGCTGTCCTCTCAAATTCTTTCTCGGAAAAAAGAATATCAGGCCCCACGTGCCGATCACGCCGAACGATAAGGATACAACCATGGCGAGCCTGTCTATCGGCTGCATCCAGTTGTAGAAATTGTATAGCTCCTGCATTTCAGCCTCTTTTCTTGTCCGAAGCGCCACCATTCTCGGGTAAAGCTTTTGGTTTAGAGCCAAGGGAGCGCAGTGTTTGTTCCATCAGATCATTAACCATATCGAACCTACGATCTAGGTCTACGTGCCTAGCTTTTGCCTCTTCATAGAATTTTTTCTGGGCAGTAGCAACGTCTTCTACTTTCTTGCGGCGAAGACGTAGTTTTTCAGAAAAATATTTAACGGAGGGTAACCTCATGTTAGTCCCTCCCCAATCTATCCTTGATAACCTCAAGTAATGTGGCGAAACGGGCTAAGGTCTCTCCCGTTCTTTCTGAGATAGCTTGAAGCTCTGCCCGCGCCGCTGTCAAATCTTCCTTATGTGAAGCGTCCTTTTTTGGCGAAACATAGTAACGCTCAAGTAGAAATAGCATCCAACCGAATGCATACAGGAAGCCTGCTGCACCGGATGTCAGTCCTTCGATAATTGTTGAAATTACTGCGTCCACGCCACTGTTCTCTTTTTAGAGACTGTAAGGATTTATGTGCACTGGTTTGTGCTATATGTATGGTCATGGATTTCCTTACAATTTATACGTCTATAGTGGCGTGTGCAACCCTCACGTTTTTAGAGTTAACAATCGATTGTAGGCTTACGCCAACGTTACTGTTCCGAGAATTACGGCGGTCAAGCCTTCCAGCGTAGCATCTGCCGACGCTTGATTGTGTATAACCAATTCGGAGCCAGCGGCTACAACCTGCTCCGCTCCGAGAGTAGTGGTGAACGTGACCACGCCGCCGGTCGAGACAGATATTTCACCTATCTTTGAACCGTCATCGTCAACGTCAAACGTATTGGTAGCAGTCGGGTTTACAAGAACACTTCCCTGCGATCCCGCAAAATCGGCAGGGAACGTTATCTCCCTTCCAACTATGAAGCGAGCTATGACTTGGCCGTTAGTGGCCCTGCCGTATACAGAGACGTCAATATCATAGGGCGCTGTACCCCCGCCGCCACCGCCGGAACCCGGCAAGGTTATCTCAACCACGTTCGTACCGTCGCAATACAGAAGCCTTGTTTCCGTAGTAGCAACGTCAATGCCCGTGCCTGCCGCAGTTTTCACCGTAGCCGTTTGGCTTGTCTCGTTTTTGACTATGAACAGATGTTTATTATCTGGATGTATGACGTTAAACGCCGCAGTCGCCCCCGCAGACAAGACCAGATAGATGCAGCGCAAGGCCGTCCTATCTGACAAGTCGTTGGTGTCATCAAAAGGTATGGTGACATCGTCTCCGGGTGTTGTGGCCGCAGACGTATCAAGCGAATACTGTTCTGAAAGGGCCTGTTCCAAGCCCTGCAACCCAAGGTTAACGCCGGTCGCTTTCTGCGACATGGTTTCAGACAAAACCAAGAGTTCAAGATTGCTTGAGACAGACATTAGACTTCTCCGGTATACATGTTGCCGCGTCCGAGTATTGCGGACATTTGGTATATATTCAAGGATACCGGATCACCCGGTGTTAGACCATCGCTGGTTTGCGCTGCCGCAGTATATGCCACCTCTGTTGCGTCATCCACAACAAAAGTTCTTACAACGGTTGTTCCGTCGAGTATTTCAACCTCGTACTGCTCGTAATCTTCGCTGATAGGTATATCCGCGCCGTCAACCATAGAGTAAACCAAACGATCCTGCCGTATCCAGCTTATCGTTAGATTGTTGCTGACGTCCCTAACTCCCGTAACCCCGAAAGGACGGAATGGTCTAAGCCGCTCAGCCGAGTTAGTGAACTCCTGCGCAGAGAACTGAGATATTTGCGAATTTACTGTGACACCCTTGTAGGGGTACGGGTTGAACGCAAAGGAAATGTCTTCTACATGGTTCCCTAGCGTGAATTCTTCCAAAAGCACGAAACTGTCGTGAGCAAGATGCCCTGACAGTATTTCCTCTGTACCAGTGTCAAGATGCCCTCTAAGCAAGTTTGAGAGTTCCCATCTTCCGCTACCTAGATCGGTCGCGTTCATGAATTGAATAATCTCTTCGCCTATCACGGCTACGTTAAGCTTCGTAGAAAGTAGCTCTTCCGCTGTGATCGACGACAGCACGTCACTAGCATTGTAAAGCTGCACAACGATGGTATTGGTGGTGTCCAGCAAGCCCGGTGTGGCGAAATAGCCAAGGCCGGTTTCTGCAAAACCAAGGACTGTACCGTTGGTGAGTAGCCCTAGCAATTCGTATGCAGACTGCGACGTAAGTTGTCTATTAAGGGTTGCTCCGTTCCACGTTCCGCTTTGCCCACTCATACCGTAGTAGAAACCAGCGTCGTTGTCGCTTTCACGAAGTGGCGGCAAGTTCAACAGTTTCGTATACGTCGCTGGAACACGGGTTCCACCTATCTGAGGGTGCCAGAGATTGTCTGTTCCGACCGCATCGGTTTCGCCTTCTACGGGCGAGTAAAGGTTCGTTTCCTTTATGACGCCTTCCATGGAAAGGATGCCGTTAGCGGCCCGCGATACGCTGGTCACCCGGAAAACGAAATCAGCCTTACCGTAATCGCTTCCGTTGATGAACACTTTGTCAGACGGCGAGATATAGAGGTACTTGTGAGGCGCAGTCCAGCTACCGGCCTTCCGTTCGTACCAAAGTGAACGTAACTTATCTCTCGCGTACTGCTTTGCGATATACGGGGGAAGGACCGCCGAAAGCTCTGCCGAACTCTCTTGCACCGATTGTGTAAACTGGCGGGCCGCGACTGCGGTGTTGACCTGATATTCCCTTTCAGGATCGCGATAACGGATGGTGAGCCTCTTGGGCATTTCTATCGGGTCGCGCAGAGATATTTTTATGGCAACGCCGTTTCCTTTGCCCCCGGCTTCAATAGCGGCCAAGTCGCTATAATCGATTGTATGGTCGTATTCTCGGTTCTTTGGACGGAACACAAGCTGGTTACCCATCTCCGCACAATCGATGTTGAACGCCTCAAGCAGAGTTTCCATTGCGGCACGGAAGCTCGTCACCTTGGCGACGGTATACCCAAGAACGTGAGAAGGCACCCCCGTTTCAGGAAGCGCCGTAAGATCGTAGAGGTCAGCATCCATTTCAGCACGGTTCATGAGGTCTTCGAGCACCAACCTGATACGTGCATTGTCTGATTGGACAATCTCGAACGTAAAGTTGGGTATGCGGTTACCAAAGTCCTCTAACTCAAGGCGCTGGAATACGATATGCGCTCTACCTATGTACGCCGGAACGTCACAGGAAATATCGCCAGTGTGCACAAGCTGCATTGTGGGGTCAGATATTTGATCGTCGGTGCCGCGATAGAACGCAACGCCTTCTGGACCGTGAAACTCAAGAACAGCTATAGGGGACCAGTCATTGATCGCATCGTAGAAGTTTTCGTAATCCGGCCAATCCCTCACAAGAGGACAAGGAGTTGGTGTTATCCATTGAAAGCGAATGTCACTTATGTTTATCGAAACTTCATCGACAAGACTAAAACGAACCTGCACGAAACGTATATTCGTTGGTACAGTTATTTCCACAGTTTCGGATGCAGTAGAGGTTATGACGTGTGCTTGCTCTTCCGTGGAACCCGGTTGCAACGGTACGCCACCGTCGTCTTCGTAAAAAGTAACCTGTCTCGTAACAAGTACACCGCCGTCAAGGTATGTGCCTGACCAGTTGAAAGATACCTTGACGCTTCCTGCGTTTATGATGCTTTGTGTTATCCCCATATCGTGCAGATCGAAATCGTGAAACACTGCTGAATTGATAAGCGTTACACTGGTGAATTCGTCATTGGCGTGTTCTACGTGGGCCGGACCTTCGTTAACCCACGAAGTGCTGTATACCGTGTTATCCGCGACAACGGGTAGTGTAGAACCATCGCCGCCTTCCGATCCAGTAAAATCTTGAAATGAATTGTAGCTTCCGGGGAAAAGAACCTCATGATCCTGACACTCGGTTATTACCTCCCCTGTATAGTCGTGCGAAGCCGGGATAGGTATGTAGTAACCTGTGTCACTCTCTTGAGCATATATAACGGTTACGTCAGTCGGATCAGCGAGGATCGCCGCCGCTTCACCGTCCGATATAGGAGTGTACACGTCGCTAATGGGGTCGTAGGTGTATTTCTGCACACCTATGGTGGGAGTGTAGCTCGGGTCAAGAGACCACGGCAAAAGCGTTTCGTCGTAATACTGTTGCAGATACCAGTTAGAGTAAGGGATCGCCCCGGCTTTCTCTTCCGCAGTCTCCGCTTGCAAGGACATTTCATAGCGGGTTCCGCGAACGAGCTTACCGTCAGCCCAGATACGCCCAACACCAAGTATCGGACCTTCGCAAAGCATGAAATCAATATCAACGTGGTAGGTGTAGCTGATTTGCGTCTGCTTAGGACCGCCTTTGCCGCCGACTTTCTGCTTGTGCTTGGTTTCTATGATGTCCGTGCTGTCGATCACGATACCGGGAACCCGGTCTGTACCGTACACAATGGGCAGTGGAACGCCGGGATCAGCCCGAACAGCGTTAAGGTCAGTAAGGCGCGGGCCTTCGATGTCTGGCGGTTTCGGGGCGAACAGTAGGTTGTCGATATATGAACCTATAGCCGAACCTATAAAGCCCCCAAGAGGGCCTAAGAGGGACGAACCGAGATTACCTAGGAGAAGAGAGGCCATTACAAGGCTCCGTATTCGACGTCTTTCAATTCATATACAGCACAAACGCGCTGTACCCAATAGGCTCCCATCGGTTGTTCGATGACGCCTCTATTTTCCTGAGCATAGGAGTGGATAATCGTATCCCTACCGTGCCGGTCAACGCCGGTATACACTCCGACATGTCGCGGCGTTCCTTGCTGTTCGACCCACATTAGAAGCACACTACCGATTTTAACCTGCCTACGCAGCGGCTGCAATCGATTGTAAGGGACGCGGTTCATGTACGCATTGCACTCTTTTTCGAGAGTACCGGGATCAGGGGTGTGTGCGTATGCCCTGTAGTTTATCGTACCGTGGTCGATACCAAGATCGTGCGCCGCTTTGATGACAAGACCTATACAGTCGATACCGCCGCCAGCGGTTGCGCGGCCTTGATGACGGAAACGTGTACCCAAGTAGGATCGTAGTTGTTTCAGCCAGTTTTCGAGTGAGACCTTTTCCATGTTATTCGTTGTCCAACAAGGTTGTACCAGCGCTGAATGTACTGGTTCCAGTCGAAGAGCCTGTGCTGCCGCCGCCGTAGGTCGGAACAGTAGTGAGCAAGTCAGAACCAGACAAGAACGGTTCGCCGCCAAACCGTCTGGTGTTATCGAATTTCGAGCAACACGTGGTGTATTTCTTATCGCAACCAGCGACGATACGAATAAAGTCACCGGCTTCGATTTCTTGAGACATCGGGAGAAACAGTTTCACAGTCTGGCCGTATTGACGAAAGATTTCCATCTTCGCGCCGTTGTTGTTGCCAGACAAGAATTCGACGTAGCCCCATTGGTAGAAGTTGCCACTCTCTGAGCCGGGTATGGGGCAGACAAACTCGTCAAGCGCATGGGTCACGGAAGATATGGCGAACTCACGGGCAAACCCGTTGCCTGTAGTCAGATCAATCGTGCATTTACTGTCGCCAAGCGTCCAGCGACATTCCAACTGAGTTGCTTTGACGAAAGTCTGCGCAAGCTTGTTCGCAATGCCTCGCAGATCAGCTTGGAACTTCGGACCTTCAACCATAAGATCGCCTATCCAAGCGGCGCGCAGCGGCAAAATACCGATCCTGTTGTTGCTCCAATACGCGAGGAATATGTCTACCCGCGCATTCTCATATATGCCGTTGTGCAGATCGGCTTCCGTGATCGTGTCATCGGTTATAATACCGTCGATGTCCATGTTCGACACAGTAAGACCATCGTTCACTTCGAGAGCGGTCAAAGAAAAGGCCGCTGCCGGTGTGTATTCATAGAAAACACCGTCGCTTTCCTTTATACGAAGCAAACGGTCATGTGCCGTGAACCGAAAAATGACGCCATCGGTTCTTGTGATCTTGACGCACTCGGCGTACCTCGTTTTGGTACGCTCCAACGCCCGGAACATTTGGACGTATTGAGAGCGGTTCATTCCAGTACCTCTTTAAGCGTTATCTGGTCGAAATTGGCGTAAGCACTCTCACGCTGCCCCGCCACGACTTCGGACTGTGCGTTGTCGCCGTCATCGAAACGGACAGGCACGTAGAAGTAGAAACCCGCCGTGATCACCGAACCAGCGGGCGGCAATGCATGTTGGATCGTTATGTCTACGCCTGTGAAGTTGTCAGGGGTGTAGGCTGCACCGTTGAACTCTTCGAATTCGAAAAGACCGCCTGCCGCTGCCGTAACCCTGAGAGGGTTGCCGCCTGACGGACGTTCGTCTGACGGGTTGGTGTGGCCTGTCAGATAAACAAGGTCACCGACTTGTATGTCAGGCGTTCCGACAAGCGCCCCGAGGACATTGCTCGACATGTCGGTATTTTCGGTAAAACCGCCAACAGGTGTGGTGAACGTCAGTACGCCAGTGGCGTATGAGTAATTCCACGTGGCGTGACGGTAACCATTCACCGCGACAATCAGTGTATCCAGTTTCGGGTATTTGATGCGGCGTTGCTTGGTTCTGCTTCCGTCGCCGGGGTAATACTTGTAAAGCTCGTACTCTTCCCGGCCACCAGTAGCAGTTGCCACAACCTGATCCGTGTCGGATATGTCGCTTGCCGAAAGGATGGTGTCACTTATAGCGGAAGTGTGATCAAGCGGGTCCATGAAGAGGAACGCCGCGTGATCGCCGGAACAGATATGCCAAAGACGCATAACCTCGGAGATTTCGTCAGCGGGCAGGTTCTCAAGCTTGATGCTGTACTCGTGCTTGGGGTAAGCCCACCGCGATTGCCGTTGCTCAGAGCCGGAGTAGACTTCGACCTTGTCAGTCATGTACCGGGGAAGCCCCGTAGAGCCGTAAGCGATACATGCAGGGAAAAACACGTCCGTGTAGATCAATTCACCTTCCTCCGCGTCTTCAAGGTAACCGGCAGGTGCTGGACCTACTCCGGTGCTCGGATTTCTATCGGACCTGACCGCTAGGGTGAAGGCCACATTGTGTAAGCTCAGCGTCATTACGACCCTACCCGTGCATCCGCCAGTGCAAGTCTACCCATGTTCCAGTCACGCGCCAAGGGGTCGAGGTCGAAGTAAGACGTAAGACCCTTTGGGTTTGTGTTCGATATGGAGTGAACGCGCTCGTCTTCCAGCGCGCCTTCCCCTATCGCTACCGTCAGATCGTCAGAACCAGCGTCCACCGATACGAACACGGTTATACCGACAGCGTTTATCCAGCCAATCGAAGGATCGGCGGAACCCGGTGCGATGTAGTTGTTCATGGCGTTCAAAGAGGTGAGGGCGAACGCCGTAAGATCGTCTTTGTCATACTGTCCAGAGACGGCTTCTTTCGTGCTTCCTGCACCCTGCGCCGCCCATTCAGCATGAAAAGGGTCACCGACCGGAACCCTTATGATATACTGCGGACCTGCGATGTCGTTATTCGCGTCACCCAACCCGTCGAAGATATAGAAATCATCCAGCCATTGCGTGAAGGCTTCTTCGTTGAAATAGCCGTTGTGTACATTGATGAATTCGACCGTGTTGATCAAATCGTCAGTCGAATGTTTTTGAACCGATACGTTCTCAAGGAACAGAACGTTCTCGCCGTTGCAATCGATTGTAAGCGTCGGAGTGGTCCCGCTCAGATCGAGCTTCACTTCGATATACGTCCAGTTGTTGAAGTTCATTTTCGCAGTGGCCGTTTGCGTGTCGGCAACCGCTGTCACGGTCATAACCGTGTCGTCGTACAGCAAGTCTTCCGACGCCATAAAGAGCCGACCCTGCCGGTCAGCCCAAATGCAGCACTGTTCGTTGTTGTCGATACCATCGTCGTAACCGAACCGTATAAGTGGTACAGCCTCCGAATAAGGAAGTCTGCTGAATTTGACCCCGAACCCGGCGATGACTTCGGCCTTGTCGCTGATAGTCTTTCGGAAAGGAAGTACAACCGACCCATTGTACGCCGCATTATTGGTTGACGCATTGGGTCTTTGTATGCGGATCGATTGCCCACCGACACGGCCTTCGTTCACAACCATCGGCCCGCTAGAGTCGTCTTGCGTACCGGCAGAGTTTATGAACCAGTCGGTAGTTACCGCCGGTACATCGATTTCGAAAAACGTCTCGAATTCTGACGGCAGAACTTGCCCTATGGAAGGCGTAGTTGGTGCCACGTGTTCGAAGCCTTCAAGGAATAGCGTACTCATGTGTTCTTCTTAGCCTTTTCGATCTGTGCCGCAAGGGCTTTTGCGTGTTGGTTCATGGACCGGCGCATGTTGTCAACTGGTGCACCGTTTCCGGTTACCTTGTATGTGACGTTCACGTTTACGACACTGTTGCTTCTACGAGCATCCGTGTTGCTGATGCTGGTCTGCGATGCGGTGTTGCCGGGGTTTATGGTCAGAAGCCTTGGTTCCGATATGTTCGGCGTACCAAGTATGCCTCCAACAAGCCCGCCGCCAGCATATGCAGGAGTAAACCCGTTTGCAAGGCTCTGCACAGCTTGCATTATGTTGCCAAAACCTTTCTTTTCGCCAGACAGAAGCATACCTATAATATCTTGAGACGAGGCACCGCTGTTCATGGCTTCCAGTAGGGGAAGGAACTGACGTGTTACAGCGGATCGCATGACGAACTCGCCATTGGACAGGTACGCAAGAATGTCGTCAGAAGTACCTGTACCCGGCCCGGATACACGCCCGCCGCTTGCGAACCGTTGAAGCGCTTGTATGTCTCCGACCAAACCACCGTTAGCAAAACCGAACAGGCTTCCAAGCAAACCGAAGCCGCCGCCCCCGCCAGACGAGCTTACCTTAGCTGCTGCCGCGTTGATCGAACCTGACAGATAGTTACCAGCCGCTTGAACGCCCTGCCCTGCTACCTGACCCTGCGCCCTTACCGTTGTGCCGGTTGTAGTCAGAGCACCGCTTACCTGCGCCCCGCTGGCCTGTACCTGCGGCGCGACCTGACCAAAGGCAGCTTGTATCTGCGCAGCGCCTTGCTGCAATACGGTCGCGACCTGTTGCGTACCGGCCTGTATCTGTGCGGCACCCTGTTGGATACCGGCACCCGCGCCACCGCCTTGCTCACCGCCACCGAACAAACCGCCCAATAGACCACCAGTGCCTACCGAAGGTGTTTCGCTGTTAGCGTCACCTCCGAACAACGAACCCGGCTGGAATATGTTGCCAAAGATAGAGCCGCCGCCATCGGTCAGCGACGATATTGCCTGTTGCAGGAACGCCCTTGTGAACCCTTCAAAGATTTCGCGGCTGATATTCAGCATATTCTCTTTGAAGTTTTCCCATGCGTTTTCGTTGTCGAAGATGAAATCAGCAACACCAGTGGTAACCGCGTCGAGGAAACCAGTCACGGCATTGCTGGTAATATCTACCAGAGTAACCAAGTCACGCTGATATTCTGCGAATGCTATACCGATACCAGCCGCGACACGACTAAAGGTTCCCTCCGTCTCGTGCGCAAGGTTTTGCAGATCGCGGATGAACAGGTCTATTGCGTCGGACCTGCGTTCCATCTGTGCCGTAAACGAGTTAGCCGCCGCTATCTCCGCATCACGTGTTCTTTCGATAAGCTCAATGGTTTCGGAATACTGTTGACGCAACTCTGCAAGCTGTTCCGGCGAACCTGCGAACTCAATTTCAATGTCCTCAAGCTGGCGATTGAGGTTTTGTATCTGTTGTTCGAAACGAGCACGTGTTTGCTCGACATCAAGATCGATGAACAGTTCGGCGCGTTCGGATATGGTGAAGCCTTGTGCAGCTTCAAGAAACGCTTCCTGTGCGTCCAGTGCAGCATCCCTTGCACGAGAGAATGCGTCCTCTATCTGACGTGCCTCACGAAGACGTTGCCGCGCCAAGTCCGCTGCGGATTGACCACCGCCGCCTCTACGCGATGGCGAGTTCACCCTGCGAGTAATACTTTGCGTTGTGGCCTCGACTTCCGCCACCGTTCCACTAAATCCAGCTTCTAGTGCGGCGATAGCAGCCTCCATAGAAGAGGCAGCGGCGGCACGTATAGCCTCTTCCTGATCGTCGTTCAACGTGCCCGCTCTTATAAGCGCCGCAACAAAGCTGTCTAGGATAGCCGTATAACGCGCTTCCTCTTCCGCTATAATCGCTTGTAACTCTTCTGGCGTAGTCGTACTGTCTACTTCACGCGCAACAGCTTCAAGCAACGCTTGACCAGAAATGAGTTCCGAAAAACTAGGCGGTAATTCCTCTCCAAACTCTTCAAAATTGAAGTTGCCCAAAGCATCGATTATTGCTTGGTTCGTACCTCCGATGAATTCAGAAAGCGTTTCCCCGTAATTCTCTCTGAGGTCATCGCCAACGTCTTGCAGGTTGTCGCTGAATTCCCTGTTTGCAAGGTCTATTGCCGCCGCAACGCCCTCTTCGATGCTGTCGCTGGTGCTTATCAGTACACGCAAGATATTGCGTTCTGCTGAGTCACGAATAGCTGCCGCGCCTGCTTCCAGTTCAGCAACAGCGTTGGGTATGACGCTGGCGGCTGTCTCTTCTTGCTGCAACACGATCTGGTCGAGCACGGCCCGTAGCTGACGATCACCTGTGAAACCTGCGACCAACCGAAGAATGGCTTCTTGGTTAGACGGGTCTATCTCCCTTATCGCAAGTTCCCGTGCGATGGCGTCGATTACATCGGGGTTCTCTGTAAGGGATCGGGATACCGCATCGCCCAACAAAGCGTAATCGTCGTCAAGTTCAGCGTCACCTGTGGCTAGGCGGCTAAGGAACTCCGCTATCGCTTCTTGCTCTACGCGGCGCGCAAAGTCCAAACTGTCTATGGCGTCGTCAAGCTCTTGTGCCGAACTCGCATACCTTTGCTCGAATGCACGAATGAAGCCAACCTCTTCCGCAGAGAGGCCGACAAGAGTTTGTTCAATGTCAGCATCGACGTCGCGGGCTATGCCGTTGGCTATCATGCGGTCTATAAGACCACCGACACCGCCCTGTCCTTGGGCGGCTTCGATTATGCGTTCCTGATAGTCGCGAAGTTCCCTGCGACGTTCAAGTATCTCTTGGTAGTATTCGGCTTCTTCGTCAAGCTGGTCAACGGCATTGCTAAGAAGTTCAATGTTACCTTCCGCAACCGGCTGCGCCCGGTCGGCTACGCCCGCCAAGCCAAGCGGGTCGTTTTCCATAAGAGCCGCAGCGACTTCGATTTGACGGCGAAGGCGTTCCGTCCTACGGTCTATCTCTTCAAGACCCTCTTCCGGCAAAACCGCGTCCGCAAGTGCCGTAGCTCTTGCTGTACCGGCATCTGTTGCGATACGGAATTCAAGGTTCTCTAGTTCGATACGCTCAAGCTCTGCCGCACGTTCTCTCAGTGCTCCGAAGGCGCTAACCAAAGCCCACGTACCTGCCGCCGCTGCCGCGAGGCCGACAAGCATCACCCCGGCGGGGCCGAACGCAAGGCCAGCCGCTGCGCCTATAGCAGGGATAAGACGGACAATGGCCCCAAAGGCCGCTGCAACACGGCCAAGGATCGCCGGAAGCACACGAAGGCCCGCGCCAACCGCTGCCGTTGCTGTGGAGAAACCAAGCATTGCCGCAGTACCTGTAACGACAGAAGCACCTATCGAAACCATACCTGCAAGCAAAGGCCCTCGGAGTACAAGAAGCAATGCGTTGATCACGGCAAGCGAACTGACTATCGCCGCCCCGTAAGCAGTCCATTGAATGATGTTCTGCCGGGTCGCGGGGTCAAGCTCGTTAAAGGCAAGAACCCAATCGCGTATCGTGTCTGTGATCGCCACAATGGTAGGCGCAAGCTCTTGTCCAACCTGACGAAGAAGGTCTTCGACGGTATTGCTGAAAAGACGCATGGAACCATCGAAGGTTTCCAAGTTCTGCACCGCAAGCTCAAGCGCCCGGTCTGTGCCGGTAATCTCACCTAGGAACCGCTCATATGCGGTCGTGCCGTCCTCTGCTTGCTCAGTAACCGCCCGGATAGCGGCCAAAGCACCGGCCAACGCTTCTGTTTCGAAGATACGCGCAAGGTCAGCATCGGTAAGATCGGAATTACCGATGTCACGCAAGATGTCTGCTAGGTTGCGAAGATCACCTGTGGCGCTTCGCGTAGCAACGCCTGCCCTTTCGAGAAGGTCTCCCGCCTCGCCCAACGGACGGATAAGGCGAACAATGATGTTACGAAGTGCAGTACCTGCTTGTTCACCGCGAAGACCAATGTTGAAAAGCTGGCCAAGGAATGCCGTGGTCTCTTCGATGGATATGTTCGCAACCTCTGCAACAGGGGCAACCTGTCTCATGGCAAATGCGAGTTTGTCTATCGTGGCAAGCGAACCAGTGATCGCTGCGGTGAACACGTTGGACACGCGCCCCGCTTCGCTGGCTTCAAGCTGGAATGCTCGAATACTGGACGTGATGACATCGGATGCGAGGGCCACGTCTGCAAATGTCGCCTGCGCCAGAAGCAGCACACCGGACATTGCGGCCAAACTCTGTTCCGCCGTGAAACCAGCTTGCGCAAGGTTCTGCAACGCCCCTGCGGCTTCCGTTGCACCAACAGTGGTATTGAGGGCAAACGTTCTCGCCGCTTGCTCCATATTCCTGTAGGTGGTTATGGAACCCTGTGCGATAGCGTTGGTGACAACCAACTGACGTTCGAATTGACGAAACGTACCCAACGCCCTGCCAAAGACAGATGCGGAAGTGGTAAGAGCGGCAAACGCCGTCGCCGCTCTTCTTAGATCGTCAGCAACCGCACCAAAGTCTGTTCCTGCCTGCGCCATTACAAGCCCTCTTATTTACCGGGAACCTTTATCGGTTCGTAACTAGCGCTAGGGCCATGAAGCAAAGAGACTGGACCGTTTTCAGCTTTTGATCGCTGTATTAGTTCGTCTCTCCGTTTCTTGTCCGCTTGCTCTAGCTCCCGTTCGTCATCAAGAGCGGAATTCAAGATGGTCATAATGGGCATGAATAGTGCGGGTTGATCGCTCATTCCCCCCGCATGAGGCAGGAAACCTGCTGAGTATGCGTTGTAAGCCTGAATGATTTCGTTCCACCATTCAGGCTCTTCTTTCAGGTGCCTTCGGGGACACTGGTCTTGTCCGTCTCCGTCTGCGAGTTCCCAATACTCTGGTCCCCCGAATTTTCGGACAGCGGGGGCGGTGCAACCACGTTCACGCCGCTGGTCTGCGGTACATTCGGAGCATCGCCAATCCCTGAAAACAGGTCGTCTGGTTGCTGCGACACTCCGTCGAATTTTTTTTCGATTTCGTTCCGCATTCCGTTCTTGTCAAGGATCGCCCCAGACAGTTCGATAACCATGGACTTCGTCAGGTGAGCGAGACAACCTTCCGATGCAACCTTGCGGAAACCGCCGGAAGCCGTGCGTTGGGTTTCCTGTTCGAAGGGGATAATCGCGCCGTTGCCATCAAGGAAGTTCGACCATCCGACAAGACCGCGTTGGCAGATCAGGTAGGCACGACGCACACGCTGTGCCGTCATCTTGATTTCGCCGTCTTTCATGGAAGGCGAAGTACCCATGTCACCGACTTCGATGCGGTCGGCCTGTGTCAGGTTGCCGATATGGAACACAGTGGGTTTCTCGGGTTCGCGATCTTCTTTGATCGCTTTCTTGTACTCCGCGTGGTCTTCGTGACCCGGATCGTCGAGAAGGATATAGTCCTCTTTCTCGCTGAGGTTTACGCCTCGAATAGCCATTCTGATACCCTTTCGGTTTCTGATTGACTGTGCTGTAAGTTACTTGGTTGCGTAAAGCTTCCTAACCCTCATGCACTCGTCGGTTTTGTCTTTCAAGTCATCCGCCGCGCCTCTGGTTAGTTTGACTGCGACGGTGTAGTAAAGTTCTACACCGTTTTCGTCCTTTAGTCCAGTGGACTTCTCCACGAGGTATACAGGTGTTCGCATGGCTTAATACCTTAGACGTTGTCCGTTACAATCGATTGTTAAAGTAAAAGGGCGACCCATGAAGAGCCGCCCTTTCGTCCCTCGTTATAACGCGCTGCCCGATGTTACGGGAAGGCCACACGAAGTTCGTCGTCACCGGCAGTGGCCAAACCGTTCAACTGGAATTCAGCTTCCATGGTCACAGCGTTGTTCCGGTCACCGTAGGTCAGGCCGGTGTAGTTGGCGCGTTCCGCGTAGAAGCGCACCATATTGCCCGAGGTGGTGCCGACACGAAGATGCAGCGGGAACTGTGCGGACTGCGAGAAGTTCGCCCACATGCCCGTATACGCCTCGTAAGTCGCTTCCGGGTTCAGCGATGCAGTCGGTTCACGGCCCGTGATCTGCGAACCATCGTAACCGTCAGCGGCGTTGATACACTCGCGCAGGTTGGTCTGGTTGCCAAGCGTGAACGTGAACGACTGCGCACAGAAGTCCTTGTCACCGCTGATGGACATTTCGGCAAGTTCCACCTGCAGCGGCGTCGTTTCTTCGATCACAGCGTCCAGCGGGATCGGTTCTTCGACCGGATCAAGGTAGTTGCCCTGCATCTCGAACTGCGCCGTGGCGACCTGTCCGCTTTCCCCGGTGAACGTCACGGTGCCGGTACAGGAAGTCACCTTGTGCAGAACGCCGTCCTTGTAGACGTAGAGCGTGATGCTCTCAACCTGCGTACTGTCGGAAGTGGGCCGGTACATGTAGCCCTCTTCGTAGAGCGACACGATCCATTCCTGACCTTCGACGAGGTTGCCGGTCCACGTGGGCGTGATTTCCGCGCCGGATGCACCAAGAGCAATCGCAGTCGAGCCGGAAGTGGTGACAGTCGGTGCTGCGCCGCTGGCAAACGTAACAGTCACGACTGCGCCGGTTGCGGATGCGGAAAGACGGCTGTCGGCGTCGATCAAAGCCGCGATTGCCGTTGCGACATCGTCCTCTGCGCTGACGCTGATTGCTTCTGCATTGGTGACAGTGTGTGCAAACACGACGCCACCGACAACGGCGTACAGGTCATCGCCTTCGGTGACGGTGCCTGCGACGGTGAAGTCCAGCGAAGTCAGGTCCGATGCGTCAAGCGTCAGGGTGGTAAGCGCGCTGTCATTGGTCCGGGCAAGGTGACGATTGTTCGGCAGAACAGTGGTGTCTTCCGTACCACCGGCCCAACGGCTGACTTGCAGTTCTGCGGTTGCAGACGCCCCGCCGACGACGCACTTCACACGGTAGGAGCCGTAATGAGAGGTCGGCGCAGTGCTCTTGGCCCATGCGACAGTGGGTCCGGTGATGACGCCGAATTTCACGGGGTCTTCGATCTGCGTGGAAGCGCCAGCCGTAACCAGCAATTCACGCATACCGCAGGAGCGCAGAAGGGTGCCAAGCTTCGGGCGGGTTCCGGGTGCGCCGCTGCCCTTGATTTCGTGCGAGAACGAGACGTTCACAACCTTCCGGCCAACGCCGGTCGGCACAGGCGAAAACGAGCGGCGAAAAATGTTACGTTCAAGCGCGGTCGGGTCAAGCTGGATGTCCATATCCCCAACGAGGAATGCATCATCAGCGGCGGTAGGGACAGGGTCAACCCCTCGGGTCACCTCAATCTTCGCAAGCAGCAAGCTCAGCGAAGTCTTCATCGACGGTCTGGCCATGGGTATAATCCTTTCAGCCTTATTCAGGTCTCATGTTTGAGTTTATATGGATTATGGAGACGGGTTCTGTACGTTACTTCGGTAACGAGTACACCGCCGGGCATAGCGTCTTCGACGCCAATGATGTAGTCTGTGTTGCTCACTTCCTCAACGTTGAGTGCCAAACCGCCTAGGTTGTGGTCTCCCAACAAAGCGAACTGTAGTAGTCCGAGATAATAGAGGTAAACATCGTGCTCGTCTAGACCTCTTTGACCTCTGAACCGGAACGAGAAAAACACCGGAAGCTTGTACGTCACAACCGGGAAATTCTCGTTAAGCTTTTCTTCCGTTCCGTAGTGAATACCGACAACGGGGACGGACTGGTTATCCACGTTTTCGATGTCGCCTTTCACGACATCACGCCACACGTCTGCTCCATCGTCCTGCATGGCTTCAAGCTTTGTCACAAGGGCATCGACAACTCGTTGCCGTACAGTTCTGCCGTTATCGCTCGTTCCGTTAAGAACACCCATGGTTACCTCCTACGCCCTGTTCCGCCACGGCTATACTTCCGGCTAAGGCCAGCGATAGAGCCAAGATCGACTAAGGACATTTCGAAAAGCATAGCTTGCCCGAAGGCTTCTATGACGTCCGGTTTTCTAAGATCAAAAGACGAAGACAGGAACCCTTTATACCGGCTTAGGGTGACCTGATCGACGAGCACATACAAAAGGACCAGACTATCGCCATTTTTGTAGGCGATGTACCCGTTTCCTGTCCTTTTGCTTTTGTAGATGAAAGTTTTCTGGATGTTTTGCCAAGACCTAGGGCCGGGAAGCTTTGGCGAACCATCCGGCCTCTGTGCCGCTGGAAGCGGTATAGCCAAGGCTCGTGCGTTCTGTGGCGTGATCGTCGCGCCTTCTTCGTGAGCTTTGATGTAGGACGGACCAAGTATGTATCCGCGAACATTACCTATACGGGAACCGAATGCTCTAACGCCTCTCAGCATAGCAGACCGCGACCTACCCGTTCTGTGGGGGGCGGAACCGTCGATATACGCTCTTACGATAGTGTCGTGCAGTGCTTCACGCAAAGCTTCACGTGTCTTACGCGCTATGCGGTTATTGGCTCTGCCAGAAATACCAATGGCTCTTGTCAGGGGTGCGTATATCCTTAGAAGCTCACTGGATATGTCAGCGTCTAATACGCGGACTGTGTTAACCATAGCCGCCTACAAGAATGCGCGTTTCTGATTTCAGAAGTGCTAGGGCGTCCCCGATAAGGCCAGCGGCATTCAGATCGAAGGTAACGAACCCTTTCTTGTCCTGTTTCTGTTTGGAGCCTGACGTCTCGTTGATGACACGGCGGAAAGTGAAAGCTGCCTGTATGGCGCAAGCCGCTGCGACGTGCTCTGGTACAAGCACGAGTTCGGCGTCCGTGCCGTCCAAAGCATAACCGCCAACATATGTGCAGCGAATGGATCGCGGGTAATACCGCATGACATTCGGGTAGATGACGAAACCGCTGCCGGTTATTTCGTACATGGTGCTTTCGAGGGCGGTGGTGTTGGCCCAATCACCGGACGGGCTGTAGAGGATCGCTGTAATCGATTGTATCGGGCGTTCTTTGAGGGTGAACCGTGCGACCCCTACGCCCGTACCTAGTGCGACGTTGATCTGTTGTGTGGAAAAGTGTTCAACGAATGTAGCTTCCACCCAAGAACGGCGGGTGTACCGCTTTATCAGGGAAGTAGCTGTTTTGATATGTTGGGTAATCGCCGTGTCGTCACCAGAATAGCTGTCCACGGCGTTCAAGTACGCTTTCACTTGATCGACGGTGCAGAACTTGGTGGTCATGGCGATTACCTTTACAGTCGATTGTAGCGATTAAGAAGCGCGGCGGGTGCGGCGTTTCACTTTGCGGTCAGCGGCCAAGCGCTTGGGCTTGTTCACTTCATTGGCTTCCGGTTCCGGCACGTTGCGTTCAACACGGAAGCGAGGCTTTTCATATACCTCGCCGTCGCCGTCTTCGATTTCGTCGTACAACCCTTCGAGGTAGTCGAGAACGGGTTTCTCGTCGATGACTTTGGGGACGTCACGGGTGAAGGTAAGGCTTTCACGCGGGTTTGCCGGGGTGTTGTCGGGATGCCGTACAACGTAGGTTTCCCCACGGATCAGCGTTGCAGTGTTAACTCGTTTCGAAGCGGCCATTTGAATGTTCCTTGGTCTAGGCTTGGATGGGTGCGAAAGGTTGCCTAGGTGAGAGGGGGCCGCGAAGCCCCCTCTTGATCATAGGTCGATCAGCCGATGTTGATGGCTTTCACGACCATGTTCTCTTGCTCCAACTTGAAGTCGAAGCGCATGGTGAAGACCATGATCAGAACACGTTCGCGGGTGTCACGGTCGAATTCCAGACGCATGTTGCGCTGGACGCCGAACAGGATGTTCGACGGATCGATCATGAGGGCCTGCGAGGACGGCATCGAAGCAACGCCGGTCAGCGGGGTGCCGAACGGTGCGAAGTTCTGGCCATTGCCGCCGACGAGGACGCTGTCGCCAAGGCCGGTCTGACGCTGCGCAACCTGCATCATGTACTGCAAGCGCTTGTTGTGCGAGACGTAGAACCGGTAACGGTCGATCACGCGCTTGAAGCGGTCGGGCAGGGCCTGATGCATCTCGTTGAACGTCACGGCATCGAGCGCGGCACCGGAGTTGTTCACGATATTCGAAGTCGCCAGAGCCAGCACACCATCGCGTTCGGCAAGGAACGGATCACCGGAACCGGTATCGCCGTTGATCATCACGTCTTCGATGTCGATGCGGATACGCTCGGCCAGCTTGTCCAGAACGGTCTGCTGGAAGCGGGTGTTGTCGATGGCCCCGCCTTCGATGTTGTCTTCCAGCACTTCGTAGGGCAGGTTGACTTCCGCGATGACCTCGTAGGTGTCCAGTTCGACCTTGGACGTGGTGATCTTCGTGCGGTCTGCACGGGCCAGCGCACGGGTGCCTTCTTCACCGGACAGCGGCGAAGAGATGTTCCCTTGGTTGGCGACACGCAGGGCGCGGGATGCGAGGTCCAGCTTGTTCACGGTCATCTTCGGACGGCCCATGCGGATCGTGCGAACATCGTTGAGCAGGTTGGTGTCCTGTCCGAGGATACGGATGAAGTTCTCCGATTGCTCGGGGTTCATAAGACCGCCGGAAGCGAGGTCAGAAAGTGCCATATCCGCCTTGGCGAGGATTTCCTTCATTTTCATGATTTGGTTTCCTTCGTAGTAAACCGAGTTTCAGTCAGTGTTGAGTTGAAATGGTGACGGATTAGCCGAAGAGCGACTTGGAGAACTTTTGGTACTCTTCGTCGTCTTCGTCGGCGGTGTCCTTCTTGCCGATCTTGCGCGGCTTGGCTGCGCTGCCGTCTGTCGTATCGGCAGCTTTCTTGGTCGGACTGCGCGAAGCGATTGCTCCGACGGTGTCCGATAGCTCTTCGAGCGCGTCACCGACAGGCCCGAGTGCTTTGGAGATAACGGACGAGAATTCCTCGCCCATTTTCGTATAATCGATTGTAACGGCAGGAGCCGGTTCAACCGATTTGGCGACGGTCTGCTGGTTCACGGGCGGCTGACCGTCGCTGTTTGCGAAGTCGGCATAGCCTTTGGCCCAATCTTCAAGGGCCTTCACAGCTTCATCACCGTCAACCGCTTTCGCGATCATGGTTTCACCGCCTTCGATGTAGGCGTCGAAGTAGCTGTCCAGCGCGCCGATGATTTCGGCGTAGTCCGCAGCGGCCTTGTTCAGCATGTCCTGCTTGTCGGTGTTCTCGCCCTTGACGATATTGGCGACAGTGGAGTTGAACGCAGACGCAACATCGTAGTAGCCGGGAGGAACCCCGTCCCAAGACATACCGGCCTTGATCGTCTCACCGAGGGTGTTGCCGTCAGAGACGCGGGCATCCCAACCGTCGAACTTCTTTTCCTTGGTGCGTTCGTCGGCACGTTTGGAAAGGAATTCGGCGCGCTTGGAAACGGTCTTGGGCTTGCCGCCGTCGCCCGACTTCTTGTCGTCGCCGTTGGCCTTGGCAACAGGCTTGCGCTTGGGTGCTGCCTTCTTGGCCTTGGCCTTGTCATCGTCCGAGGCGTCGTCATCGTCGTCAGCGGAAGCGTCGATCTGTTCCGGTTCATCGTCGTCGTCATCGTCATCCGAGGCGTCGTCATCGTCGTCGTCATCGTCTTCCTTGACGAGAAGTTCACCGACGAATGCTTCGACGCCTTCTTCTTCAAGCTCGACCTTCGAAACCCGTTCGTAGTCGGCGTCGTCGGTGCCTTCGGGACGGGCCACCCAATCGCCTTCTTCGTTCTCTTCGACGGAGATGTCGCTTTCAACATCCCATTCGGCCTTTTCGAGATAGTCGCGAACATCCTGTTCGGTCTCGAAAACGTCGCCGTCGAAAACCATCTTGGCCACAACGGTTTCAGTGCGTTCAACACTTTCCGTTTTGGCCTGCGCGGTCGGCTTTGCAACCGACTTGTGGGATTTGCGCGACTTGCTGCGCTTCTTGATCGTCATAGCGGTTGCTCCGTGCTTTGACTTGATTAGGGTGAATGGTGTTTCATTTGCACCTCGGTCAACGAGGGAAACGAAACTGGCAGAAGAGCCGTGCAATCGACTGGCCTTCTGTTTGGATTTCACAACTTTCGGTCTCATCAATCCCTCATGTGAATACGGTGAGTGTGTCCGCTCACCGCTTCCGTGATGTTGCTGTTTGAGATGATATGACCGGGGCTTCCGTCAGAGCCAACACCTGTCCGCCCCCAGACGATTTCCCCATTTTTGCCCAACCGGACCATGAATGGATGATCATGTTTATCATGCGGATCAGGCGCAGTAAAGCCATAATACCACGAGCTAAACTCAATCTCCACTTCGACGTCATCGCGGTACGTCAAAATCTCGAAAGAATATCCGTTGATCTTGCCGTCCTTTATCGCGTTCCAAACGAGGGCGTCATTGATCTTGGTTGCCGCGACCCAAGAACCTTCCTCGTAGTCAGGATCGCCTTTCCTTGCGATGAAGCTCTCGACGATTGTGGCGTCAACCGGCACGTTGTTGTGCTGCACGTCAATGGATGTCAAAAGACCATCGGTCAAGAACTGGTGGGCAACCTTTCGAAGTTCGTCGGCTTCCATGTAATGCCCGTGAGCATCAAGCACATTCGGGGAATAAACCTGACCGTAGACGATCTGCTCATCCGCGTCGAAACCCGTTATAGCGTAGTTAGCGACAATGCGTTCCGGCCCTGTCTGAGCCTTTCGGAGGATGTCTGCTACTTTCATTCTTGGCCTGCAATCGATTGTAAGGTGTCTTCAAGCTGTAACGCCAGTCTATCCGAAACTTCATCGACAAGTCTACGAATAACTTTCTGCGTCGGTTCAAGAGTGTTTCCGGGCGCGTCGTCCACCTCATCGGTCGGGTCCGGTGGTGCGACCTGTTCGACCTCTTTCAGGAAACTATCCAGCCCGTCGATTTCGCGGCCTTCCTTCACGTACTGCATGATGACTGCAAACGGGAAGTCGCCCCACTCCGACATGACCGGTTGAATGTCCGCGTCAAGATAACGGTTGGCAATCTTGATTGCGATGTTGGGAGTAAGTGCACCTTCGCGGCCAAGGCTGTTGACGATACGTGCAACCTCTTGCGGGTCTTGTATCCCCGGCCCCATGGAACGAGCGCGCCAGTATTTGACGCCGTGCGTAGAAATCACAACGTCATAGAACATGTCGTCCCAACGGCGACGTTCTGGTACGAATATCTGTTGGTCTGCGGTAAGCACAGACGCAAACGCCGACGCCCGGTTGTACTCGGAAGCACTACCTATGTAGATGGGCGGCAGGCGGAAGCTGGAACGTGCCTTCCTGTCGGCCTCGTGAATGTAGTCCTTGAAAAGGCCCTCGTGCTGCCGCTCAGAAAGCATCGGCTTGATGTCAATCTTTGGTGCAGGGAGTGACCCGTCTATGGCGGCGGCTTCCGAACCCTCTGCGACGGCTTCCATGACCACGATACGGTTCATAGAAGCTTGGCCACGGACGCCCAATATGTAGCTTTCGATCTTCTCGAAGCTTTCTTCTGTCAGAGCACCGCCGCTGACGAGTATAGCCATAGCCGGTATTGCATTATCACGGAAGAAGTTGAGGTTGACCATCTCGGCTTCACGAGAACCAAGAAGGGCAGGGATCGCGCCAGCCCAACGAGGTACACCGCAAGGCGTTCCCGGCGAATACAGGTGATCGTAATATATCGCCGTTGCCTCGTCTTCGATTGCGAGGGAGTAATCGACGTTCCCTGTCTTGGGGTTGACCGGGCGAGGATCACCGAATTCCTTGAACCACGTCTTTTCGCCGGTGTCAGGGTCGGTCTGGATAAAGCGACGGAAACGGCGATTTATGGTTTTCATCGCCCGCGTTTCAAAGTCGTATTTGACAACCTGTGTCGGTATCTTCTCTTTCGAGGTCATCCGCAACGTACTGACTTGTACATGGTCGAAATGTACAACACGGCCAGCCGCGTCTTGTATGACTTCGAAGGCCCGCGCGCCAAGCACCTCAAGATCAACGCGGCTGTCTTCCCGGTGCCGCTGCAAAGGCCGACCATCTGTCGTAAGGGTTGCGAGTACACGTTTAATACGTGCTTTCTCGTTCTGGGCTGCACGAGAGTTTTCCTGACCCTCCGGTCCTACGTATTCCAGATCGATGCCGTAGCTCTCGATGTTGGTGACGTAGCTGTCAACACACTGTCGCAGGATGGTGGACGATTGGAAGACCTTCATGAGGTCGCGATAGGTGTAAGCGGGTTCGATAACCCGAAAACCCGTCGCGTCCATGATGTCGCCGTAGATAACACTGTAATGCGGGCCGCTGTCGTCGAAAAGCCCGTATATACCCTTGTTGATAACGGCTAGGTCCGTAAGCTCGGAAAGCTCGGCAGTGTTACCGATAACCTCGCCGTTAAGACCGCCGGGGAACATGTGGTAGTTGCTCCGGGTCCGTTTTGCAGGTGCTTGTCTTTTATCGACCTTAGTCCGTATCTTGCGGCGGGTAGAGGTGGCCATCGTTGCAATCTCCGCGTAAATTTACAGAGACTATAAACGAGACTTGCCGTTTAAGCAACTTCGATCCGTTGCAATCGATTGTAGGTTATTTACGGTGGCGTTTCAGCTTCTTTCTTTTGGGCTTTTTTCCAGCCGCCGCCGGTAGGCTAAGTTCACCCGGCGTAACCTTCGTTAGCTTGCGATGATCCCACACCATAGGTCCATGGAAGTGTAGGCCGCAGCTTTCGAGGACATCTTGTTCATGCCTGAAAAGATGGTCTCGCAGCTTATCGTAAGCCGCATTCTGTAGGAAGCTTTCGCCGTTGGCTCTATACAGCACAGACGCAAGCAAAAACACGAATACCTTGTCTGTATAGTGAGCACCCTTCCAGCTACGGACCCTGCCTATGGCTTTGGTGATAGACGCAGGATCAGAAGGGTACTTGGCGAATTGCACCATACCGTACAAGAGCGGGTGTAGCAGAGCTTGTTTCCAATTAGGGCCGACCTCTGTTTGAAACCGCTCTTCGTCAGTTAGTCTTCGCTTGATCGCCATTTCGAAGGGCTTCCCTGTCCTGTGTTTCCAGCCACTGCATGAACGCTTTGTAACAGTCGTCGCAAAGAACCGCCGTCTCTTCTTCGTCGGCTGTTTCGGGGAAGTTCTCTTCGAATTCGGCAGACGCTTCCTCGTCGGACCATCCACTTACGAAAGCTTCCCCGCACTTATCGCAAGTATATTCTAGCGGTTGGTTGTTACTTTCGTTTGCCATAGAAAGGATCGCCCCCTAGCCTGAAAGCCCACAAAGGGCAGGATGTGTCGATGCACTCTCGCACCGCTTTGATACCGCCTTGGCATACGACGCACATTGCGGTTATGCCGGTCGCCCTGTTTCTGACGCGATTACGGTAACGTACCTCTGAGTTGTTCGAGGGGTCAAAGGGCGACCGCATGGCTACCACATGATCGTCAACGGTGAATTCTTGATCAGCGGTACTGTACACCTGCGCGGCGACTGCACCAATACGTCGCACCTGCAAGGGTGTTGGGTTGTCGCCTATGACGGCGGCGATGCGGCCCTTGTTCGGCATTGGCTTCTTTTCACCGGCTTCAATGACAAGCTTGGTAGGTGCGGTGTCTTCTGGAATATCCCTGTTCACTCGTCGTTTTATCGCCATGTTATTTCCCTCTCAAGCTTACGCAATCAGAGTGGTACTGGTCCCACAACTGATAGTAATCACCGTCGCAAAACAGCTTGTTGGTGGAGATGTCATTCAGCATGAAAACCATGCGTTGCTCGGCTTCGTCATCGCCCGCCGCTTTGAACTGATAGATATGCTCGACCTTCAAAGAGACTGTGGTTGGTGTTGTCTTTGCCAGTTCGATCAAAGCCCCTTCGTTATCCGGCCCAACCTTGTAGAGATGGTTGTACTTTGGATCAAGTGACGCCACGGCGAACTCGTGCGTAGCGTTTGGCATGTAAAGGATAGGTGGTTGGCTCATGGTGTGCAGATCGTAAAGCAACACAGCGTAGTAGCTGATGTACGGGTGGCCCGCGCTGCGGACAACCCATGTGCGCTGAAAATTGGCAAGCTCAGTCGTCGTCATCTTCCAAATCCTCTTCCACGTATTCGTCTTCAATGACAGGTTGAACGGCCTTTGGCAGATCATAACCACGGAACGGGTCTTTACCCATGCGGAACGGATGCAGCGGGCACGTTACGGACGCGCATTCTCGCACCGCCGCCATGTCGTCGCCCATGCAGGTTATACAGTAGGCACGGATACCTGTGGTGCGGTTATTGATCCGTTTCCTGTACTTCTCTTCCAGTGCGCCGACGCCCGGTACTTCGTGTAGGTGCTGTCTGAGTTCGTCTATCGGTATTTCCTTGGGGTTAGCCCCATGAAAAGCAAGCTGCTGTTCGACATGGTCGATGCGGTTAGACAGACGCAAACGTTCGATGCCGCTGGCTTCCTTGAGCTTGTCGTACATATCCGCAAGTGCTTCTTCGACGTCTTCGCGATGCCTAAGCGGCTCGTCGCTGAACTTCGAAATATCGTAGTATTCAGGTTCGCTTGACACGTCGTTTTCTCCGCACTTTGGGTTTCTTTGTAGAGGATGGGGCCGGTTCGTCGTGACCTGTGATCAAAAACACCATCCAGCGTACCGGTTCCTGTTGAACCACCGCGTGACCAGTCCCTGCTTTCAAGTCTATCGACGTAATGTTGTACCAGCTACGAAAATCTTTCGGCAGCTTTTTGAAGTTCTTCAATATCCAGCGCGAAAGGTGATCGTAAGCCGCATCGCTCATAATCACGTGCTCTGGATGCTTCTCGTAAAGCACGGAAGCAAGCACGAACAGTTCCGCTGCTTGCATGTAACACCCGTCCATATGCTTCCAAGAACGAGTTTCAACAGCCTTGGTTATAATCGATTGTAGCCCGTTCAAGCGATGCCTGTACTGTTGCGTAAAATACGCACGAGCGTCTTCCTCGGTGCCGTGACCTGCCAAAAGCAAAGCCCGCATCTCGGCTAGAAGCTCATCGACGCTAGGCTCTGGTTTTGCTAGTTTACGGGTTTTAATCCGCCTGCGTTTGACTGCCATTTTGCTATTCGTGTATTTCCGTTTTTCCGGCTTTTATAATACGACGAATGTCATTGAATAGCAATAGAGATGATCAGTTGAGTGACCGTCTGCGAGGCTGCATTCTGTTGATTGAACGGCGGTTTTTTATGCTCTTTCGGCCACGCTGTTCAACCAAATCCTCTTCGTCCACTTCGTCGAGAACAACGCTACCCATGCCTGTACGGTTGCCATGCAACATGATCCCGTTAGTTCCTTGAAAGCGGGGTTGAGTTGTCCATGTGCTGCGCCGCGTAAGCAGGTAAGAGGCAACACCGCACACCGCGTCCGCTACGTCTTTAGAACCGCGCGGTTTGTGGTCGATCTTCTCTTTGTTGCGCTGCTGTACGTATTCGAGTTCCGTCAATTCTTTCACAAGCGTCTGGTGACGCGGCAGGAACAGCCGACCTTCGTACAAAGCATCGCGCAATGTCTTATAGGGTTGTGTGTTCCTGTCCATGGACAGGTAGTCAGTGGCATAGCCTTTCTTCGCGAGAGTTTGCCGGAAATCGACAGACTGAAACCCGTCAGTCGTGACAACCTTTATCGGGATGTTGTGCACCTCTCTAAGGTCGTAGATGATCTGGCGGATTTTCGAGAAGTCTATCTCACCATCACGCGGCGGCATAATCCTCAGAACTAAGTCATACGCAATGATGGGCAGAACCTCCACCGTGCGCTTCTTCGTGTCTGGGTTGACCCGTTCTACCGTTTTCGTACCGGCTATGTGGCCTACCGCAAGACCTGCACTGTCCCTAGTCACAGCAAGGTCAACGTGAGCAACGCGCATCTGTTTCACGTCATGACGTACCGCGCTTTCCATGACAGAGGCGATGCTGACCTCAAGGTCAATATCCTCGTGCGGTATGACGGAACGATAACCATAGTGATCGGCCAAATCCATGCACTCGAATATGGCTTCGCGATTGTGGATGAAGGGGCGCGATGCCAGTGTGGTTTCGCCTGCAAAGTCTCGGATAGAGCCGTCAATGTCCTTTGTGAATTCCCTGCGGAAATCCTCTGGTACGCTGATGACGCGCAGGTCTTCGCCTTGCACCTCTTCGCCGTCACCTAGAATGCGTGACCGCGTTCTTTCGTTACCAACAAGAACCTTGAATTCCTCCGGCTGGTAGCGTTCGCGTCCTTTACTTTCCCACAAGGATTTGGAGAACACGTAAATCTCAGGGTCGTCACCGCCGCACATAGCAGCTTCTGCGGCTTTCTCTTCTGTGAAGTCATCGGGGTAACGCGACGACGACACGAGAAACAGCGTACCGGGCAGCTTGCCCTTGTTCATGAAGCGGGACCGGCGACGTTTCGATAGCGTAAGGTACAGTTCCTTGGCTTGGTGGTATTCGCCTTCCGCGTCCGCGTTGGTGTTCTTGGACTGTGTCACCCTCTGCATGAAGTTAACTTCGTCGAGAAGACCTCCGATCACGTTCATAGAGATTGCGCCAGAGGTAGATGAAGACACGGGCAGAACGGAAACGTTGTGACGCATGAATTTCATCTGAGAGGTTATGCGCCGATCATACGGGAAAATCTCTCTGAAATATGGAGAGTTGTTGAAGAACTTGCCCATCTCTTCAAACACTGCCGTCTTCGCTGTCGAGAGACGCACAGACTGGATAGTGAACACGATAGACGAGTGTTGCTGGACGCCGAATGTCTGTTGCGGGTTCCGCATACAGGAAATCTTGTAAATCTGCCGTGCCATCGAAAGGTTCGCAGCGGTTGTCTTACCGCCACCGATTGCGCCCTTCATAACGCATTCGACATACTGTTCGCTGTCCAGTGCGTCCAACGTCTCAAGAACGCCGGGATAAAGCTCGTTTTCTTCGATCCCAAGGTATGTGGGAGAGTACAGAAATTCATCCAGTGGTACGACGCCGCGAACGTACCGCGTGAGACGTAGCATCTCTTCCAAGTCGCCAGTCTTCGCCGTCTCTTCCAACGCTTTTTCGTATTGCTCTTTAAGCAATGGATCAGACAGGTTTTTTATCTCGTAATTGAGGCTTTGCAGGGTGTCGCGAAGGTCTAGCTCTTTTTCAAGCTCTAGCTCCGGTACGGACGCACCCTTTTTGGCCTCTTTGTAGAGTATGACCGCTTTGCGGTTTCTCTTCGGTCTGTCGCCTACGCGAGAATGAAAACTCATGCCGCTGTCCTTGCGAGGTCTGTGAGCAACGTGGCGATAACGTTGCGCTGACCTTCTTCCTGTCTGAGACCTTTCAGGTCGTCTTTAACGGTGTCGCTGTAGTTGTGCAGGTTCACGTCCATGGTGTTCCCGACCAAACCGCGCAGCTTGGCCAGCGCCATGATAAGTTCGCGAAGTTCTTCTACCTCGCGACGGTTGCTGGACATAAGCATGTTCAGTTGACGTTCGTTGTCGAATGCCATGCCTATGCGCGACTTCTGCAAGGCTATGAGTTTCAGCAATTCCGTCTCTTCGTCGAGGACTATACCCGCACCGTCGAAGTGGTGGTCGTATCCGGGCAGTCTGGCATCTTCGGTGGGTTTGCATAGGCCCGGTTGACGCTTGCGGAAATACTGCAAGTAACCGACCATTGTTTTCTGGTTTACATCGACGAAACCCCGAGTGATAGCCCATTCGGCAATCTGTGAATTCGGGGTTCCGGTCTGTATGGCTTTCAGGATGAGAGAGTAGTACGGGTTATCCATGATGAACCGCACCGCAGTACGTGCTTGTCTTTCCGCAGCGGTTTCCTGCCCGGTCACTTTGACGTTGCGTTTTACTCTCTTGATCCTGCGCTTTGTCATTTTTTCTTGGTCCTCTTACGGGGCTTCGCCTTGGTAGCCTTGGCCGTGGGCTTCGCCGCGCTGTTCGCCTTGACGATTTCTGTAACCTTGGGCAGATCGGCTTCCGCTACAATCGATTGTACGAAATCTGTGTAGACAATACCTTCCTGTTCGCAATGTTTCAATATCATTTGCAGTTTATTTTCAGTATCGACGCCGATCTGAAAATAGTGGTGGTTCTTGCCGCCGAACGAAAAGACCATGTAACCTTGATCAAGTTCGCTGCCCGCTTCTTTGAAGATGCGGTTGAGTACCGACGACAGGTCGTCAACGGACTTGATGGTTTCCTTGGCTTCGGCAAGCTTCTTCTTCTGTTTGGGAGGCAAAGAACTCATTGCCGTGTCATACAGCTTTTCGAATTTCTTTGCGTCCACAAAGCCAAGCTCACGCTGCACTTGCACAGGATCGTGGCCTTTCACAAGTTCGCGATACAGGTGCACCATCTTTTCTTTGTTCAGGTTGCCGCGAAGAGCGTTGCGCTTGGCGAGTGCAGCCTTTTGTTCGCGATCCGACCAGCCTTTGATTATGGCTGGTACTTCGCGCAAACCAAGCACTGCCGCAGCCTTTGTGCGGTGGTGGCCGGAACCGATCTGGTACTTGCCCTTCATGGTGGGGTGTTGCCGCACGTGGATAGGTTCGTCGAACCCCTGTGCTTTTATCTCTTCGATAAGAGCGTCGAATGTCGCCTCGTCCATCTCGTTCGGATTATCTTCGTCGGGGATGAGGTCTTCGATTGGCAAGTACACGACTTCTACGTGTTCCTTGTCGGTGTCCTTGGCTTTGGATTTCTTCTTAATGGACATGGAAGGGGTTCCTTACGTCTTGATGACACGTTGTGCGATCTTGCGCAGATCGTCGGCGGTTGCGTCTTCGGGTGCGTGTGCGATTTCTGCGAGTACATCGACCATCTGGTTCACGCAACCAATCATAGCGCACCCGTCTTGGCGAATATCGTTGAGCAAGGTCTTCTGCCCTTCGAGAGTTGTGCCTTCGCATAGGTGGATGCTCATATCGTCAGCCTTCCACAGTTCGATTGCCCAATCGGTCATACGCTTCACGTGGGCGCGCATTGTCGTCAGATCACGAGGGCTTCCCGGTAGAACGAACGTGTAATCTCGTTTCATGCTTTCCTCCTGCGCCGTTTGATCCTCGGCTTACTGTCCTGTATGTGATCGTCGAACACGTCCTGTCTGACGAAAACCTCGTCTGGTCCGTCGCACAGGTCAATGTAACCGCAGTAACGCATGGCATGATGTATCGTGCCGCGCCCGTAGGTCCATGTAGCACGAATGCCAAGGTCACCGATGGATATGCCCATGGTGCCGCACTCTCTGAGATATTCCACAATATCCGCAAAGGTGTATTTCTCGCCCTTCAATTCGGACAAGAACTCAAGGATTGCTCCGCTGGTCTTGAAACGCGGCAGCGGGTCACGTGCGATTGTTTCCATGTTGTCGCACATGTTTGAGATGTTAACAGGTGCGTTGAAGGTTTCCCTTATGCTATCGCGCCACGGCTCTATCTGTTCCCGCGCCCACTCAGGGTTTTCCTGAATGGTTTTCAGGTGAGCAAGCAAGGCCGCTTTGTCTGAGGACTTCACAACGAACGGATAGTCGGGGAAGAACGTCTTCTGGTAGTCCGCGACCGGCATGATCAACGGAACCCCCATGTATATCGCTTCCGAAAGCCCTACCGGACAATCGAGGTGCGACATGGGCGCTATACCAGCGTGAACTGTCCTTAGCAGTTTAAGGAAAGATTTTCTCGGGTTGTTTTCGATAAGCTGGAACTGCGGATTATCCGCGTCGAAGTGAACCCCGAGTTTCCCCATAGCTTTCTTCATAGGACCGCCCAACGATCCCGACAGAGACACTATAAGCTTTGCGTCCATGCCGCTCTTATAGAGGTAGTCGAACCACGCAAGGTGTTCGCGATAGCTGACGCCCATGATGCGGCCAACGGATATAACACGGAACCCTTTCTCGTGCTTCCAGCGGTCGCGTTCATAGATTTTGTCAAGCTCGTCAATCTCGATGCCGGATGGCGTTATTATCGTGTTGTCAACAAACTCGTTGATACGGCTGTAGGTGAATATGCCGCCCATGGCTTGTGTCACCTCCGACCTATTGTGATCGGATATGAAAACTGTGGCGTCAGCCGCCATGTAGCCCATGCATTGCATAAGCCAATAGGCTTCCCCAACATGCGACCTTTGCGGCGTCTGAGGGAATTCTTCTATGACCATAAGAGGCAAGCCGTAATGCTTGTCCGTGTAGTTGGTGCCTTTGTCGTGAAAACGCGGGCTTTCCAGAACGCGCTTCATCATGCCCGCAGCACCAGTACGAGACGTGCATATGACGTCTATGTGGTACTTGCCCGCGATGCGGTTGAACATGTTGAAAAAGTCGTCTGTGACGAGGCCGTCAACAACGAACTGATCCTGAATGTAGCTGGTCCGTATGACGCCGACACGTGGATGGTTTTCAATCTCGTTGGGTTCGTACTCGACGTCTGGCAGCATCCAGTAGACGTAGTGACCTCTTTTGACCAACTCCCTGACAAGCGAAACGTACTTGTTGTAGGTGGAGGACGAACCGAGGTTGGCTACCTGTACGTAGACAGGGTCTATGAGGATGCGTAGGAAGGGAGCTTGCACCTGCCGATGGCTCCATTTCTTTGATGACATGGTTCACCTTTACAATATGAGAGGGAATACCGTGGCCTGTTTTTGCAGGTGCATGGCAGTGGCGATACTTTCGATGGGGACGTCTATGCGACCATCCCAGAAAACGATGAGTTCATCACACTCGCTGACGATGGCGTTATTGCGAGTAGCGAAAGCTCTTTTCGTTCCGAATTCCTGAATGTTCGGCGGTATCTTGCGGCAGGGTACGTCCTTGGCTTCGCACCAGTTGACAATGATGTCTTCGACGCCGCGACCGCCACCGGTTACAACGTCGATATTCTGGTGTGTGTGATTGTGCTGCCTCAAGTACATCGCTAGAACGTTGGCGATGTAGTTGACGTTGGTGTAGAGCTTTCCTTTGAAATCCCGTATCCCTACAACGCCAATGGTAGTGGTGGGTCGGCTTGACATGGTTCCTCGGCCTCAATGTTATGTGAGGCAACTATAGGAACTTCTTAGAGAATTTTCAATGCTCTATTCGTGAACCTCGTAGAAATCGGCGTCGATGACGTCGCCGTTACCGGATTGCAATTCCAAGCGATTGATTACGGTAGCCGTTGGGTTTTCGTTTTCGGCGCGCTTAGACGACTTGTAGGCTTCCGGGTGAGGTGCCGTTAGCGTTACCCTTTGGCTTTTGATTTTGAACGCTTTTCCGCTTTGCTTTTTACCGCCTACGACATGTGCTGTCGCACCGTAAACACCGTTATGATCGATTGTAAGGGTGACCTCTACCCGCACCTTGTCGTTCGGCTTCCCGCCCTGCGGCCTGTCCGTAACCTGCAAACACTTGGACATGACGCCAGATTTATTTCGTTGCCGCACACCTGTCTCAAAGACGTAGCCTTCGTCGATGAGTTCTTTGATACGAGCCGTCGCCGTGGAGGAACGCATTCTCAGACCATCGGCAATCTGCGCCCTTGTAGAATTGGGGAAGGCTTCGATGTAGTCGTAAATGTCTTTGCGAAGGCCATTCAGCAAGGGGTGGCGACGGTCGCTAGGATCGTCGTGAACTTCGCTTGCTTCAACCTGTTCTCTGGCCTTACCAGATCGTGCTTTCATCGCCATATGGTTGCACCTCTATAGTAGGTTTCTCGACACGTTCAACGTATCCTGTAAAGTGCTCAATCGGGTTTTTTGAGATGCTGTGACCTTCGTTCTCGTTATGGTCCTCTACCAGCTTATCGAAAGCTAGGCACAGAAGCATCAACGCGCCCTTGGCTATTAACTCTTCCTTGGCATCATCGGATAAGCCTCTGTCGAAGGACAAAGAAAGGTAGCTTTTGTTGACGTAGATGGAACCCTCTCTTTCGCGCGAACGCTTAGGTTCAACAACCATGTGAAGGTACTCGTAACGGTTCACTGGTTCGAAGAACAGAGCATCTATTGCTTTCACGTTGTCGCCCGCGTCTTCAAACCAGCAGTATGTGTTAACACCGTAAGCCGCGTAGTTGTACGCATACGCAAAACAGGACAGGGTGTCTTGAAGCGCCGTGTTGACCTTGATCGAAGAGTTGCCGTGCAAGAACATCTCGCTAAAAGATGCCCACATAAGACGCCAGTAGTGGTCCTCGTCTATTGTGCGCATTCTTGCCGTCAGGGAATGTGCCGCTGCGATCAAAAGCCCGTCGCTGTACGTGACCCTGCGCATCATACTTTCCCACTGCCCTTTGTGGCGAACAGCGTAATTGGGATCGACTGCGGTGTCTTGGCCGCTCGTATGTCTTGCCTGCTGTATATGCAGGTAGTCTAGCAATTTCTGGTGATAGAATAGCGAGACTTCCATCGCAGGTCGGTGCTTATTAGACGCCTGCATCATTGCGCTATCGAAGTCTTCTGGCGTCCAACCGGTTTGCATCATTCGATCAATAAACACATCGACTTGGTTTATGTCTTGCTGAAAGCGCTCTTTCAGCGAACGCTTGATTTCCATCTGACGGCGGCGTTGCTCTTCCCCGCTTTCCGTGCGGATACGTATATTGCGCGTTCTCATACAAACCGTCCGATGTTTTTGCATATTTCGATATAGGCGAGTATAACCGCGTGGATCATTCGTGACGAGGTTTTTACGACTGTCACCGAAGGATATAGATGCCCATGCTTGGGTTTGGCGTCCAAGTCCTTGAAGTGCAGAGAAGCCCTGTAGCTTATGAGATTTCGTGAATTGTTGATTTGAAGAGTTGCTACGTTCCCGTCAAACTTGGACAGAACGTGCTCAACCGCGTGGTAGGGGCTGGATAGTCCGAAACCTAGAAGCTCTTCTAGTAGTACGAACAATTCGTCATCGCTAGGATCGGCTTGCAATCGATTGTAATAATTTTCGCAAACAAGCTGGTGCCTGCTTTTCATCGAAGAGTGTTTACGTAGTTTCACGCGGCGTCGAGGCATGGCTTCCCTCTGTAATGAAAAAGACGGCGACAATGAAGCCGCCGTCAAGTTGCTCTTCGCTACTCGGGCAAGGCCCGTCCGTGGGTTATTGATAGCATGTTAGCTTACAGCAAGCAAGCTTGTACGTGCATCCAGTCGAAGTCCCGTTCACGCCCGAGAGACACCCAACCTTCCGCTTCCCAAGCCAACCAGAAGAAGTCGTAGCTTGCGGAGTCGAGGCTTGCGCGGCGATGGTTCCAGCGGAAAGCGTTATGCTCCGGGTCGAAGTCGATTGCCGCAGCCCATGCGTGGGTAGACCAACGACTACCACCGCGCATTTTGCGCTTGTTGTAAGAACCGCCGAACAGGTTCAGGCGCAGGCTCTTGATGCTATCGTACCCGTAGTGCTCAAGTACACGACCAAGAACACGTATAGCAGAGGGGCCGCACTTGTTGTTGAGCGACATTCTCGTCACTTCAACGCTCGTATCCCATGCGAGGACCATGGGGAACGGCAGTTCGAACAGGGATATGTTCGTTCCGGGTTCGCCGTAGAACGAGGTCATCTCGTTGTAGGTCGGCCAGACTGTATCGGGAGACGTGGCCGGTTCCGGTGTCTCGTCTTGGTCGCGCATGGCGTTCTGCCATAGCTCGACTGCATAGTCTGTTCCGGGGCCTGCTAAGCCGTCGATTTCACCATCGTAGAAATTCAGTTCCTTGAAAAGGACTTGAACCCCTGCGATCAACGCACGATCCCAACCCCATTCTGCCGTCAACGGCACGTTGCGTTCTTGCAGAAGACTTCGCGTTCCTGTTCGTGTACCGGCACCGACGACGCCGTCGATTTCACCATCATAGTACCCATTGATTTTCAGGTACTTCTGATACGGTTTAACGCCAATGATCATAGCTATGACCCCTTATTGCTGTGTTGCTTAGTGGTTATCGTTCAGCCACCACTCGACTACGTGCACCTCAATCTTGTCGCCGCGCACGGCTTCATCGACGGTATCCAGACTGTCTTCGTGTGTGACTGATTTGGGAACCCACAGATTGTTGAACGAGTGGGTGACGCCGCCAAGGTCGAACTCGCAGGGTTCGAGCAAGAAAGCCTTGTCCGTCTCACTCTTGATGAACCCTTCGATTGGTAAGTACCTGTCCCGCATTAGTCCCTCCCTTGGCAAGCTTCCTTCAACTGCTTTGCGGCAAGGAAGTTGGGGACGGACTTGGCCGGTATCGTCATGGCTTCACCGGTCTTGGGGTTGCGACCAGTACGTTCCGGGCGATCCTTGCGGCGGAACTTGCCGAAACCCGGAATGTTGACCTCGTGACCCTCGGCCACGTTCTCTGCGATGATGCCGAATATCGCGGCAACATGGGCTTTGGCGTCTTTCTTGGTCATACCAAGTTCGTCGGAGCATTCCAGCGCCAACTGATCGATTGTAAGTTTCATTACTGTTCTCCTAGGAAGTAGTTTTTCACAGACGTAGCCGAACGGTCTTGAACGCCGTCAGGCCACTCGTAACCCTCGTAGATGATTTCTGCGATAGTGTGCGAAACCTTCTGAAACTCTAGGCTCATTTCGTCACGATTGAAAGTACCATAACGAGAAGCTTCAAGTACGTGCACCCTGCCGTAGTCGTTTTGATCGTACTCTTCGCAGACAAAGTGATCACCGGCATCTGTGCGAAGAAGCAGGAATTTCTTTTGGCTGGACATTGTGTTCCCTTCGAACAGTAGAAGCTCTATAGCGTGTAATTGTTGCTTGGCTTGCAGAACCATGCCGGGATTTTTACCGCACTCACCTATAGTCTGTCTAAGGTTAGCGATCATCGATCCTATCAAGCCGGGGTAGGTCACTAGAAATCGACCTCCCATATTTCACCGCTTGCTAGTCGCTCACGATAGTTGTCTGCCTGTTTTTGATGGAAATCTGCCTTTGCGTTGTCGCCTTCCCAAGCGGCGTCAGAAGCTATCTGATCGTGCTTCTTCACCAAGCTTTCCAAAGAAGGCCCCGGAGGTGAGGAAACTAAAGTGTTTCTCTCTACCTGCAACGGAGCCTTTGGGAGGTTTTTGCGTTTCTTTATAGGCATGTATTTTCCCTTAGTTTCAGGGACTTAACGTACCATATAAAGAACAATGCATCAATAGGGGTATACCCGCGCTTCGACGCCATCCAGCACCCCTACGATGCATTTCTTAGGCGAATGTGGACGTTCCTTGTCCGTGCGTCCAACGGCGTTGCGGACCTCGAAACGGACGTTCTTATTTTTGACACGTTTTCCGTTGAGCACCGCCTGACGTTCGAAGAAATCGCCTTCGCGCAGGTTCGCCGGAAGTTTGACCTGTTGCCCGAAGGTGTGGACGATGATGTTAGTGACACTCATTGCGTATTTCCTGTATTTCGTTGTAATCGATTGTAGCAGCTTCCCCACTGCAACCGAAGCTTAAATTAACTTCCTTTGCCTCGCATGGCGTCACTGTACCTAGCCTCGATATTCTCTCCGAAGCTGGCGAGTTCGTCTTGCAGTTTGGTCAGAAGGTGTTGATTTGAATTCTCTGAGAGTATCTGCAACATGAACGCTTGCGCGCCCGCGTAGAAGGAGTCCTCCATAGAAAGGTACTGATGTACCGGGATTGTCGAAAGGTCTTCGAGCGGACCCGTCCCGTCTAGCGGTGCGAGGGCAGCGGCGATGTATTGCAGGAACATATCTTGCAATACTCCGTTCTTGTACACAGGAGTACCGGTCATATTTTCATCCTCGTATATTCAGGTCTCTTTTGGCGTTGGCTAGACACTCTTTTACAAGCGCTGCGGATGCGTCAAAGTGCTCTGCCGAACTGACGTGAACGTCGCCTATTATCTCAACGCTATCCACGAACTCTCTCAACAAACGTGTTTCTTTTAACGTTAGCGTACTTTTCCGACAATCTTTTGCGAAATTCATTCCGAGTTGAAGACAATTCAAAGTAGAGGTGTGCATCGAATAGTAATTCTGCATCATGTCGCCAGAAATCGACAAGGCATTCGACATGTGTTTGAACGCACTCTTATACGCGACGATTTTTCTGTACGCTGCAATCAAGGTGATGATGCTGGCGCATATAGCGATGTAGGCTATAGAGACTATGATGCTGTCAAACATGGTTAATAGTTGCTCCAAGGGGATTTGGGGTTTGGTTTGGGTTCCTCGGCCAGCGCTGCGAGACCTACAAGGTAGTTTCTGGACCTACTCACCATTTCTTCGATCAAGTGGTAGTGGCAACAGGACGTTATACTACCTGAGATAGTTACGGGCCTATCGTTCAACTTACAAGCGGTAAGGAACGATCCTTGGTGGTTCCGTAGATGGACCACGAACTCGACACCGTCCTCTGGTACGCGGCCCGGAGCATACACCTGTGCTGTTATGTCTTCGTAACGCACAGGTGCGGGCGCTGTTTGAGCCGGTAACCCTGTCAGAAGTTTTCTCAGACGTGCGTCAAAATCGTCAGACATAATCACCCCTAGGTGCGTACAGGTTGTCAAGCTCTCGCAGAGATAACTCGTGGTGATCTTCCGCAATCTTGGTGGAATAGAAAATACCTGTTGGACTGCCGCTAGGTGACTTCTCACCCGGTTGGTGGTCAGTGTGATAGATTGCCGACGACGCCTCGCCTTTGAAGTTGCGACGAAGCACATACCATTTGATTACTTGATCACTCATAGCACCCTCCGTAGTAATATGTGCATTTTTAACAAACCATTTGAGACTTGCGTCCGGTAGGTTGCACCCCCTAGTAAATTCGCTTCAAGAACTTCTGGTTCCTCCATGTGGTGTTCCGCTCGCGCTATCTCATATATAGAGCCTTCGTAATTAACTTTCAAAACGCCATTAAGCAACTCTTCTTCGCGAAGCGCATCTATGTGATTGCACAAATCCCGATACACTCGACTAGTGCTCAAAACCTCTATAATAACCTGTTGTTCTATGTTCATATGGGAATTTACTCGGTTGATGAGTGTGGAACCGCGAGAGTAAACGTCATCTTCTGAAATACGCAGTAACTGGCCATTACTGTCTTTAACGTAGAGGCTTTTATTGGCCTTTTTCTTTTGTTGTTCTTTACGAGCAATGCGGCGTTCTTCTACGCGCAGCATCTCTTTGTGCCGTATTTTTATCTGCCTCGTCCGTTTCGCCATACTGCCCTCAGCTAAACAAGAAATAGAGCAACCCAAGTATCGCCCAGAACAGCGAAAACGAGAAGCCGCCAACCAAGAAACCCCGAACAAACGAACCGTCAAGCTCGTCCTCTATCTCAGAGATGTATAACTGCATCTGGACGAACGGGTAAGCCAATTCGCCGTGGGTTTTCTCTAGCGTTTCGAGATGCTTTTCCCACTCGTCATCGAGGGGTATGGCGGGGAAACTGCGCAGGTCTTTTCCGTCGATCATGGTGATTGCTCTCTAGTAAGTAGTTGTCGTAACTAACTTACCAATATCAGACGCGCTTGACCAGTAGCATGTCCAGTTCGAGTGCGTCCAGCAAACCGAAAAAGGTTTTCGGGCGAGGCCACTTGGTACGTCCCGACCGGATGGCCATGATGCACGAAGGCGACACGCCTATCGCTTTCGCCAGTTCCTTGTGATCCCACGCATAGATTTCCATGCGAAGAGTTTGCATCGCATCATCTGCATTGCGAAGCCTTTTGGTGTAGTTGGGCTTCTCCGTGTTGGGTGCTAGTTTCACGATGTTGTTCATGTTTTTTCCGCGTTTGTTGTTACGGTTTAAGATAGCATACGAACAACACGGTGTCGAGTTGAGAACGTCTATCTTTTGACTAGCGCTGCAATCGATTGTAAGCGATCATGCTTCTCTTTTCGATTGCCCGTATAGAGCAAATAGCTTGTGGATACGGACATGGGTTTCGTAGAGAACGGCCATCGGACTTGGGTAACTCCGCGATCATTAACCTCCCGTGGCGTCACGACAACCCCGCGATGGAAGCTGTAAAGCCTAAGAGATTTCTTCCGCGTCAAAGCCTTGCTCGGCTTCACTATGTCGCCCTTGTCCAGATAAGTCACAGTAACCTCCTTGCACACGCTGCGCAGTACATTGCCTGTTGCGTTCTGTATATGACGCCCCCATCACCTGCCCGCATTTTAGCTGCTTTACGGACCCACCCTGCGGTTAACGCTTCCCGCTCTAACGTTGCCCTTCCGATGCGTAGATCAGAGAATATACCGGACGGACACGTTACTTTGTGGTTGGCGCACTGTACGTTATCGTCTTCGTTGTCGCACATTAACGTCAGCTTTAGCTTCATGTGGGAATCTCTGTGATACGAACCTGCAAAAGCCTGCCATGAGACGCTAGGTGTTCGTCGAAGAATGCTTGAATGTCTTCTGGCGTAGCTGTGCGGTGGACAACCACGTTTGCGTAGACATACAGGGCGTTGACCATCGCTTTCTGTTTGGTACAGCCGACAGTATCCGCGATGATTTCGTCAAAGAACGGCTTGTACGCCCACGCACTACTCATCGATAACCTCCACTTTCACTTTTCCGCCATTGAGTACGCAGAGTTCCGCCCACATGAAGCCTTCGCGATACATGGAACCGCACCTCGCCTTCAAAGAACGTGCGGCCTCTGCCGTCGAGATTTCCATCTCTGTTAATTTTTCCATGCCCATGTGTTTCAGCAAGCTAGGTGTTGCCTTATATATGAACATCACGACCGACGAAGCGCCGCCTGCGCGTTTGTCGATCAATCGAACCTTCTGCATCTTGGCCTCTTTAGGTTTGTCTTCGGTTGTCTGTTTGGGTTTACGCCTGTACTTGATCATGCTGCACCCTTCGGAATTCGGTAGTCACCGTCAAATCTAGGCCGGAGATGAACCAACCCTTTATAACCGCCAGCGCCGCACCTCATCGCATCGTACACTACGCACTCACTCATAGAGACACGGTACAGGGACGCAAGCTCGACGGCACCTATATGATGACGTTGACCATCGCTTTCACTAACCACGAACCCCGGAACGAGAACGTACTTAACTCTCCTGTGACCCATAGACATTGGTCAGGTATCCTTGATGTATACTTCGTAAAGTAGTCCGCCACGAGCTTCCGGGTCGATATGGTCCACGTCCCGCCATTCTTTCTCGCACCAAACCTTGTCGTCGCGAAAGGGCAACTCTACAATCGATTGTTTGGTGATTATGCGCTTGTCTTTCTCGACGTAGTAGTGACGCACGATCACACGCTCAAAGCGCGTTGTTCTCTTGGTTATGGGCATTCCGACACCCCCATGTAAGCAGCCGTAATAAAAAAGGCCACGGCAACCGCTACCTGCGCAACTACCATGACCTTGAGCGATCTGTTGTCTTTTCTGAGACGTTCATTTTCCGTCTGCATCTTGGCAAGCGCATTCGACATCGAAGTCATAGCAACGCACCTATCAACAGAAGAGCAATACTGACCGTCTGGATATGTACCAACATCCAAAGACGTTTGCGAGTACGCCGTTCCATGTTCAACACTTCGCGCATCTTGTCGAGTTGTGCTTTATAATCGGATTGTATGACATAAGGCAGAATACGGATCGCTTCATATGCGTAGGCTTCGAAACCGACCACACCTTCCCGGTGATCCTCTTCCAGCTTCGCCATGTAGTCCCGCGCTACCTCGACATCCCGCGTTCTGTCGAACTCTTCGCGCAATTCTTCCCGATCACTCATGCTGTTTTTCCGCTTCGATTTAATCCGTTATGTTATACCGGAAAAGGTCATTAAGCACAATAGTGCCGTTATTCGGGAAGGTCGTATATGTCGTTAAAACGATCAAGCGCATCACGCAAAGCATCGCGCAGTTGGAGCAACCCATCTGGACTATTGGGTTTCGTACATTCGTCATGCACAAAGGCGAACGTGCTTTCCAGCTTTTCTTTTTGCTCGTGCAAATTTTCCAGTCGTTTAAATATTTTCGCCAGTTCTTCGGTAACACCTTGGTAGGAGTAGCATTTCTTTTCCATTTTCGGATGTTCCGGCGACGTGATAATCCAGTTCGGGTTATCTCGGTTCGGTGCCGTAATACGTATGCTTTTCATGTCTTGTCCTTTTTCAAAGCTTCACAAAATTCAGAGTATAGACCTAGCCGAACAGCGACGTCCCGCACACCGGCCCTGTGACCTGCTTCCAAATCCTCGGAAGTGATCATTTGTTTGGACGCATTACGGTAAGCTGCAACCAGTGCTGCAACTGTTTTGCTGATCTGTGACGGGGAAGATGGTTCGAGGAATAGGTTAAGTTCTTCGATGATCTGATCCCTCAAATCGCGCGCCGCTTGATCTTGTAAAGAGCAACCACCCTCGTAGTCAGGGCATGAGTTATTAACGATAAGTATTGCCGCCTCGATCCCTGCTTCGAAGGTGGATAGGTCTTTTCTGACGTATGCGACATCCTTCCCGCCAGATGCAATTATTCTGCGATTACTGGCCCCTGCGTTAAACCAGTTTTTCTTCGGGAAAACCCACATACTTTTTGGCGCATCATCGGTCACGGCTTTTCCTTTCTGAACGCTTCCTTCGCCTTCTTCGTACAAAGAGCATAGGCATACCACGAGGTAAGATCGATCCCTTCCGGCAATTCAGAATACGGAACTCTGTGCTCGAACACCTCACCTGTGCCGTGATAGATAAACACCGCAACACAGCGTTCCCTTATCCTCAATTCCGTTTCTACCTTTGTTATACGCGACATCAGACCATCCCTATATCGACGCCGTACTCATGCATCGACAAAATCGTCGCATCACCGTCCGCTGGACCCGTTCTGAGCGTTTCCGAGTAGCCGGTACATTCCGGTATTTCGCCAAACCTGACAAAACCCGCAGAGCGCACACCTTCGTATATCCAGTCGTGATCCGCACACACGATTTCCGCAGCTTTCGCCATGATGTCGTGCGATACTGTTTTCGGAAAGATAAACGGCACAATGCGCGTCAAATCACGACTTATATATACGCGCACTGTTATGTATTTCATTTCCATCGTTTCCCTCCAACGCGAAAAAATTTTGTTACCCTTACAATCGATTGTAGTGGAATGTGTTACATTACCGATCCGCCCACTCTTTGTCCAGACCAATCGCTACAGCCGAATGTACAGGCAAAGCTTATTTCGCTTTCTCCAAGTTTTCCACGTGTTCAAGGAAACCCGCAATGTCCTTGTGGGATTTCCAATTCTCGTCCATGACGAAATCCATAGGATCGGCCCCCGTCTTCCACGCAGCGAAATGGAAGAAAGGGTTCCAATCCATATTACTCTCTTTCGCCACGTCCGATTTCATTTGCGATATGGAAGCAGTGTATCCATTATCGAAATTGAACCACACCACGTTGAAATGGTTCGACGATTGAGCTTCCATTTTGACCATATTGGTATTCCCGCATTTAATTCCGCAATCTGTTATATGATAGCTTATTTTGTCTATTATGTCCATATAGAGCTAGACGTTTTTATAATCCGTTATATCGAATAGTTATTTACTGGTAGGAAATTTTTTTATGCTTCACTCTTTTCCTTTTAGATTTACGCTTGCTTACAATCGATTGGTGAGCTTGTCCTCGTTGTATCATGCCTATTTGATTGGTAGTAACGCCCATTAGTTTTGATAAGGTCTTACGATCCAATTCATACGTATTTTCGTATATCTGCTGTATTTGATGGTCTGACAGTTTTCTGGGACCGGCCCGGCCTCGTTCGCTAGCGTCCCTTGCATTATCCGCTTTAGAACCCTCGATTACGTGATCAGGGTTTACGCACCAAGGGTTATCACAATTATGCCTAAGAACGATCTTGCTATTTATTAAAGCTCTTTTATGTAAACTATATATAAATCTATGAGCTAGGCAACGAATGCCGATAGGTTCACATACAAATAAACCGTAACCCATGCTGGTAAAAGAGCCTATCCATTCCCAACAACCGTCCGGTCTGACGATTACCTTAGTCATAAAAAGTTCTTCGATGTTCATTATTAGCCCCTTATTAGCAGGTAAGTAATATTGTAAAGAAATATGATTATTGTCAATAGAGTGTTATATGAAAGGTATTTATCTACTGGAAATTTTTGTACATAGAGAGATATACCCCCGGTGTCCGTATTAATTCCGAAAAAATGGTTCCCCCCGGTAGGGTCGCTGTGCTGGTCGCTGATAGGCTGAAAGGTGTTTGTGGTGGTTACCCCGCGCAGATAGCGTTTACCCCGCTAGAAACGGCTTATATCGCTTGTGACGTGCTACCGCGTGGTAGGGTGTAGGGGTTGCCCCGCTGTTGCGTTTGTTTATTGCAATCGATTGTAAGGTTCT